TGGATAGATTACCTTCTTTGGTGCAACTAATCGATAAAATTCATCACGTACTTCCAAATCTCCAAACGGATATGTGGAAGCATAATTTATAGTTTCATGTCCAAGTTCTTTGAAAGGATCAATCAGAAGCGTTTGGATGTTATCCCAACACTCTCGAAAGTCTCTTGTGTAACCAGTTTTCTTATCGGTACCATGAGTGATACCGTAAAAAGCAAAACCTATTTTCATACAGGATGATGCGCTACTTCAGGATTTTCGACTACAAAGGTTGGAAAATATTTTATAAAATAGTCTTCACCATTAGGTCTTTTAGATTTAATCTTACTTTTAATTTCATTGAAGAAATTCCAAGCTAGAGGAATAAAAACTAAACCTTTATCGTTTACATATTTGTCGAGATAATTGGAACCATAGATTGGAACGTTTACACCAGGGGCAAACAAACCTTGCTTCAATGGATTGTCATCAATAATAAAATCTGGACCAATACCAGCAAAGTTCATTAATGTATTACCTTTGGCAGGTGCACCATAACCAACAATAACTTTTCCTTGCTCACTTGCATTTTCAATAACAGTTTTGAATAACTTCACGTTTTTATAGCAATCTTTTGCATAAGTAGAATATGTCGATTCAGAATAAAGACCAAGTGCTTGCTCTTGTGCAATTAGATTACTGATTGTAGCAGGAGCTTTCTTGAATTTGCTGATAATAAAAATATAACTATTACCGTGAATTGGATGTTTTTCAACATCAATCAAGTTTAGTCCTGCTCTCTTGCATAATGCATCAATTGACTTGATATTGTAAAAAGATAAATGTTCGTGGTAGATTGTGTCAAATTCACCATTAATAATCATATCACACTGAGAAGTTGTAGCAAACAATAAACTGTCTTTGTGCATTCTCTTGGAGATATTCCTTAATAATTCAAGTTGGTCAAAATTATGTGCAAATGCATTCATACAAGTAATTATATCAAATTTATCAGACCACTCATCGCCAGTAAAATAGCCACAATGAACTTTATGTCTTTCCGATGAAGTTGCATACAAATTCTCAGCAGGATCAACACCATATGTTTCTGTACCTCTATCTTGAAATGCATTCAACATACTGCCATCGTTACAACCAATATCGAGCGCATTTATTGGACGAGTACCATATTTTTCAGATACAAAATCTGCAAACCACTCAAAGTAGTCTAGCTGAGTTTTTGCTGTACCTGAAACATAAGCATAGTCTTTAAACATCAAATCAGGATTGACACGATGAGTTAGTTGTACATGATAACAATGTTCACATCGATTGATAGCTAAAGGATAATATTCTTCAACTTCATCAGCAGTTTTCTTGTAAGAGTTTGCGAGTGGTTGATTACCTAAGTCCAATACAGGAACAAGGTCATTGCTACCACAAGCAATACAGGATTCAATAATTTCACAGTTCATAATAATCTCACTTGTTTAACCAGCGATTGTTCTCTAATGACCATTTAACCATTTCGTTAATTCGTTCACTCAATTTAATTTTAGGTTCCCATCCAAGACTCTTTAATAAACCACCATCTAGTGCATAACGCAAATCGTGTCCTGGTCTGCTAGTGTGAAAATCAGTCATTTCATAAATGAGTTCTTTACCAACACCACCAGCAATCAATTGTGCGAGTGTCAGGTTATCAATCTCTTCAGTACCAACTAAGTTGAACTTAGGACAATGTGCATGACCATAATCGCCTGTGTGTTTATAATCTTTTAGATTTAGAATGAACAGCAATCCTTCTGCAACATCTTTAGCATGAATGTACATACGAGTACCAGCTTGTGTTCGAGTAGGATCAGCATGAATGATAACTTTTTGACCATCACGCACTTTCTGAATGGTTGCAGGAATAAACTTCTCTGGATGTTGACGTTCACCAAATACATTCATCGTATGAGTAACTACGATTGGTAGTTTATATGTATTCTCATAAGCAACACAGAATTCTTCAGCGGCCGCCTTACTTGCAGAATATGGATTAGTGCTGTTGTAACGGTCATATTCTTTGTAGCTAACACCGGGAGGTGCTACACCAAAGATTTCATCAGTCGAGAAATAAACGAAACGATCCAAAGTCGGAAAGTTCTTACGTGCATAGTCTAGCATATTGACTGTACCAATAACGTTATCTTGCACAAACTCCATAGGGTAGGTGATAGAACGGTCAACGTGGCTTGCCGCGGCTAGGTGCAAAATAATATCAACGTGACCAATATCAGCAACAATTTGACTATTCAATTCTGCACGAAGGTCATGGAAAATGATCCGCAACCTCTTAGATACAGTTGCAGGATCATGGTCTTGTAACATATCATGTAGCCTATTTAAGTTGCCTGAAATATCAAGCCTGTCAAGGCAGATAATATTCCAATCAGTTTCTTTCAGCATTTTATCTATAGCATGATGAGCAATAAATCCAGCGCCACCAGTAATCAAAACATTTTTACTCATTAATAATTTCTCCTGTTGGTGCAATTACACCTTCCAATCCAATCGGGTCTACTGTAGTCCACTTATACTTATTCAGATATTTGTAATATGAATGTTCAACGTCAATATTGTTTTGTGCCATACACTGAAAGATGTTGGGCAACTCTGCAAAAAAGGTATCAAACAAACTAGCATCCATATGCCAGAGCCTCAATTCAAAAATCTTATCGACACCTGCCATCTCTTGAATATCTTTTGACATCCAAGAATCTACTGTAGGTAAAAATACAAACGAATCTTTGAACTCTTCTTTATTGAGAACAAAGTTATCATTCAATTTATATCTACCTGACATTTTGTAAATTCTTTTACAATCAATCTTGTTATACTTAAAGTGTTGGAGTATCATTGCAAAGCCAAGAGTCTCAGCAAGACTACGTTGACCTTTATCAGAAAACTCTTTAACACTGGGATGTATACCAGTATAGAAGAACTCTACACCCATCTTCTGCATACCATCAACATACTCAGGATTAGGTTCTTCATATGAGGTGTCGAACATGTATTTTACATTATTTGGACAGTACTTGTCAATACTTTTAATCGTTTCTACCGTCTGCAAATAACGTTCTTTATTATTAAATACCGACAACTGCTTAACGTTTAAAGCAGAACTAATAAAAAATATACCATCAACCATATTTTGCCTCAATAATCTTGCGCCATTCTGGTACTCTATCATATTGATGTACGATTGTGAACTCTTTACCAGTAGAGGTTAGTACTTTATCGCCTTCCATTTTTGGAATCGCTTCTAGCAAATAAGGTAAATGAATATTCATCTTGCTTGGGTCACCAGTTGTACCGAGTTGTGCTGCCCATCCGTCTTCAGACTTAGCATATTTACTGGTCTCCAAGTAAGGAGACATTGAAATCATAAAGTTGAATGTTGATTGGTCACAAATTGGAATAGGACGATTGATAGCCGCAGTGAAAATGTTAATACACAAATCACGCATGGCTTTACCGTGACCAGCTAAAACCCCTACGTTATAAATTTCGTTGTTATTAAAACGTTCGTGGATATAAGGACCGTAAGTCTCCAAGAGATTCTGATTACCCCATGCTTCATCTTTGTACTTGATACTTTCAGAAGCAAACAGTAAGTTATCCCAATCACGTAGATTGCTTTCAATATACTCAATAGGATTTTTCTGGAAGATAACATCTTTCACATCCGTAGTAATAACATACCGATATTCGTTATCATTTAGATGATTGTAGATGTGTAGAAATCTCTCTACGTGAACAGGAATCTTACCGTGTTCGTAGACTAAGTTTCCCTTTTCGTCTTGACTGAAACCAATGATACTAAAACCAGCTTCAGCAACTTTCTGTGCGGTTGCAATATCACAGTTCATAAGAATGAGAGCTTTCTCACCCTCAAATCCTGATTGGTTAATAGAATTAACCCAATACTTTAATATATCCCACGAATATCCAGTGGAACATCCTATAATCAAATCTTTCATAATATACTCCAAAAAAATTATAAATTACTGACCTGGCGTATCTTTCTTATACTTGTTGGTCAATTTGTTTGTGCCCCATTGTCCAGCACCAGCGACAGGAAGAATATCTGGATTGGGAGACTTCTTCTCTTTTTCTTCTTTCACACTATTATGTAGTGCTTTAAATTTTCTGAATTTTATCATTGATTCTGTACCAGTACAAGTCTTTTGCAATTACAGTTTGCATCAATAATTTGTTCCCAGTGGAAACCAGCAGGCGGTGCATATGGTGCAATAACAGTTTGTTGCTCAATTACAACTGGTCTTTCTGGTGGTCGTGTGACACCATAAACAACAGCACCACCAATAATAGCAGGCACTACCCAATTCCAACCACCACCATAACCACCTCCGTGATGGCCATGGTGCCCATGATGCCAATGTTGAGCATGTGCAAGATTTACACATAGCAAAAGAGAAATAGCTATTATCTTTTTCATCATTCGCCCCTTGTTACGTTTAAGATTTTCTGAATCTGTTGTTCAATAATAGGTTTACGGTTAGGCCATTTGATGATTGGCTGATCCGCAGTCTTTAATAAGTTCGTCAAAAATGGCAAAATTAATTTCTCAACTTCATGTAAACGGTTCTTGTATTCTTTTACAGTGCCATCTTTTTCAGCGATGACAGCATTATACTCTTCTTCATCAGTAGCGGTGAATCCGAAATCGTCATCACCATACTCTTTCATAATCTCAGTTAAGTCATACTTCTTAGAAGCCATCATTTACTCCAATTCTTTGCCGCAGTAAAGTTAGCATGAGCAAATTCTAAACGGTCAATCAATTTAACTGCACCACCAGATAATTTATCTACTGCAACAAAACCTTCTGGATTGGTAATTTTATATCCATCATCAGTTTGTAAGAAAGTATGTGTTACTTGCTTCATTTGTTGCAATTTATTCACAATCATATTTTTAACAATCACTAAGTCATTCATCAAATTGAAAATCTTAATGAGTTCACCATTATTGTTTCGGTAGAAACGCATGATTTCATTCTTCTCAGCTTGACGTTTTAGTTTAGTATCTTCTTTTTTAGCAGCTAAGATTTCTTTATTCAGCTTCTCTTCAACCCATTTAATCAATTCTTGTGTATGTTTAACTGTGTCAGTGATAGCTTTTCCTTCACGGACTTTTGTATTATTGAAAGTCTTAATTTGAACTAGTAAAGTTTCGTTAGTGCTGATTCTATTCAGTGTCATAGAATTGATTTTTTGAAATAGTGTACCTGCATCAGAAAGTGCATAAGTAACTTCTTTTGTCTCTTTCTCAGTAAACGATGCTGTGCCTGATGCATCAATAAAGTAAGCATCTCGGAACCAAACATCTTTTGTTGTCTTTAAGTGATTAATATCAATATTAAAAGAAGCCTTCATATCAGAGAAGGTCTTACCTGTGTATGAAGTATGAAATACTATACCCATTTGTGCAGATAGCATCGTTTTGGCAAGTGCAGAATCTTCGGGCACAGCATAAACAATAGTGTTTGGTTGAAAGATAATGTACTTAACGCCATCAATTGTTTTTTTCTGCACATCACCTTTAGTAAACATCATATCGCCCTGAAGAATACCATCAATGCCAAGTTTAGGCAAATAGCGCAAAGCAACTTTCAATTTTGCATTTAGACCTTCACTTGGATGATTAGTATCAATATCCGCATCTGTATAATTCAGCTTCGGATTAACGTTAAAGACTCCCTTGGTACCGACAAAGAACTTACCATTGTCAGGATTGATACCGCAGAAGACAGCAGGTGCGCCATCCCATTTAGTTGTTGTGGCTACTTTAGCATCGGCATGGCCAGCTAACATATCTCTAAGGGACCGCAAAAAGTTAATAGCATCTCTAGCACCAGAAACACCACGGTTTAATACTTCGTCCTCAATGTGTTCTAGGTGAAGATTTGCACCTTCTTTTTTGACACCTTCGGTTAAAAATTCGGTAAATTTCATATTTTTACAATTACGCCTGTTGAAGCCACTTTGTCAGTAACAACAATACGACCGGCACTATCGCCACGGGAAGGAGAAACACCGTAAATTTTTGGTGTTCCATCTCTATCTTTTGCTTCTGGGTCAAATTTTTGGTCTTCTCTTCTAGCTCTCAGTCGGAAATATAAATTATGCGTTTTAGCATATTTAACTGCCTCTGTTAACGATCCATTTAAACTTAATGTATTGCTATTTTTATCATATTTACCATTAACATCCATAGGACCAATGTACATATAATCAATAGGACCACCCATTGCTTTATTTCCAACGACAATTTTTACTTTATCATTATCTGAAATTTTACCAAATACATCAGGTACTTTGTCTCCAGCTTTCAACTTTTTTCTACCTGTTAATTCTTTGAATGCGGCCTGCATAAACTTTTTTGCAATACCAGGCACAGCAAGTTCCAAACCTTTTAAACCACCACCAGCTAAAGATGGTGCAGATTCACCTTTCAGTGAGCAATTAATATCGACTTTTTTACCTTTGACCATGACACAAATAACAACATCGGTATATGGTTCAGAACCACCAAGTTGTCTACCAGTATATTTTTCAGCACCAATTACCCCAGGAATTGTAGTTTTACCTGCAATTAAGGTAATTGGATTTTTGCCGTTTGCTTTGAATGCGTCATTAATCTTTTTGACCACACCTGATTCTTGTCGTTCTGCTGATGCGCCTGCCATAAAAATCTCCGTTTATTGGATATTTATACACGCACATTCTCAAACTTTGAACTAAATTTACGCTCACGATTACCAAAAGTGTTCACAGGTTTGTCTTCTGCAACTTGACCAGAATCAACCAAGTTCTGTGCTATGTCTTCTACATCATACAACCTCATCTTAGATTTGTCAACCCCAATAACGAATTTCTTATTCATTGAAGGGTCACTGTATCTATTTTTCAACTGTTTGACCATAATCTGGTTCAATTGTTGTAATTCTTCAGTAGTAATCAAAGCAAACATAAAGTCAGCCGTTGCTGGCAAACCAAAAGACTCACTGGTATCTTCCAGACCAACATCAGAGTTACTGAAGCCAGACCGTGTAGTTTGTGTAGCTGATACAATCGGAACATTAAACTCAACAGCCAGACCTCTCAACTCTTCAGCAATCGACTTGACATAGGTGTATGAGTTAACACTTGCACCCATTTTCATACGAGAAGATGAACAGATATTCAGGTAATCAATAAAGATAATCTTTGGACGGAAGTTCTTCTTCAATTGAAGTTCATTCAACAATGCTCTAAAATGCATCGCTGATGCGGCCGCAGTTGGATATTCTTTGATAATCAATTTACCATGAGTCTTGTTTTGTAAGGCTTCAAACCTACGAACATAATCTTCTTTACCAATAAGGTGCAGGTCATTGATTGCAATATTCAACATATTTGCATCTATACGTTCTGCAATTTTTTCTTCAGCCATTTCCATGGTAATGTAAAGAACATCAGTACCTTGTGCAATACAGCCAGCGGCCACGTGGCACATAAACAAACTTTTTCCCACACCAGTACCGGCAAGAGCAATATTGAGTGTTTTATTAGGTAAACCACCTTTTGTGATTCTGTTAAAGTAATCCAAGTCAAAAGGGACACGTTCTTCTTTTCTGTGGTAGAATTCATAACGGCTTTCAAAATCTGCGATGTAATCGTGACCAATATTATTGTCAAAGGATACACCAAGTGCATCAGATAAAATCTTAGGAATTTCACCTTTGCCTTTGGCACTCTTCTTGTCATCAAGAATCGAAACTGATTCCATGATGGCATTGTAAATTGCTTTATCTTGACAAAACTTTTCTGTTTGTGTTACCAACCAATTCTCATCAGTTGGTTCATCTTTGTTTGCACGAATATCTTTCAAAATTTCAATCGCACCACGAACTTGTTCTTCGGTGTGAGATTTACTCTCTGTGAAATTAATTGTCAATGATTCATAAGTTGGTACATTGTTGTAGGTCTCAATGAAGTTTTTAATTTCACTGAATACATTTTTTTCGGTGTTGTCTGAAAAATACTCTGATTGAATGAAGGGTAATACCTTACGGGTATAGTCTTCATTATAGATTAGATTCTTCAGAATAGAAAGTTCTAGGCGATTCAAATTTACCATCCATTAAAATAATATTTGTTAACAAATCACCTAGCATTGTAACAAAATTATCATCTGTTTGCAATGCTTCTCTGGTGTATTTGCCTGAATTCACAACTTGATAACCGAATTTCAGTCTAGCACCCATGCCTTCTTCAGCAATACTTGCGTTCGTATAATAAAATAGAACATCGGCATATTCTCCTGTTAGAAGAACTATACCCCTCAAGTCCGAATCAGCAAAATCGTAGAACTTAAAATCGATACCTTCTTTAAGTTTATTCTTCGATTTCTTCCAAAACTTCAGAAGTTCCCATAATGTTTCCATAAGCGATTTCATATTTTTTTCTCACATATTCTTTAAATCCATTATCAGCCAGCAAATCGTTCCAGAATTCAGGACTCAGTGTATCAGTAAGGCGATATTTTTCACCAACTTCACCAGTTGATTGATCAACTTTAGCATACCAACCATTGCTAGGCTTAGTAACAAATTTACCTTCGAGTGCTACATCCATCAAACCAGAATATTTGCTAATGCCGCCATCAAACAATACATTAACAGGAATCTTAGATTTCTCTTTAACATAACGAGATTTCTCAACGTTGATAATAAAGTTATAACCAATAATTTCGGTACCTTCTTTTTCTTGTTGGCGACCCAAGATGAAAATATTATCAGCAGAGTAATAAGAACCTGTTCCACCACCAACAACATCTTTTGAATATAATTCCATTGTTTTATATGTATGGTTAACAACCACCATTGGAATATCTTTAAGTGATAGATGTGGAGTAACCATACGGAATAAACTCTTTACTTGTTTTGCACGTGACATATCAGCAACAGACTTACCTTCAAGTGCATCTTCTACTTCTTTCTTAGAAGCCAAGTTACCAATAGAATCAACCAAAATCATTACTCGGTCGCTACGGTCAATACCTTCTAGTTGTTTCATAATATCAAACTTCAACTGTTCAATATCGGTTAATGGAGTATGTAAAACTCTCTCCATATCAATGTTGAAAGTCTCAAAGTATGATTTTGGAGTACCAAATTCAGAATCATAAAACAACAATACAGATTCTGGATATTTCTCCATGTAAGATTTAGCCATCAACAAGCTAAACGCAGTCTTAAAGTGTTTAGAAGGACCTGCCCACATGGTAAGTCCTGGTGTTAGACCACCATCAAGTCTTCCTGATAATGCTACGTTAATCATAGGAATAGATGTTGAAATCATATCCTTCTCATTGAAAAACTTAGACTTTGAAAGAATTGCGGAATCTTTAATTGTAGAGTTCTTTTTAATTTTGTCCAGTAAGCTCATAATAACCTTTCATGTATATTGTATGTGTGTCATATTAGAAGAAATCATCTAAGGAGTTTGTTTTTTCAGCTTGCCAGTTCATACAATCAAGGATGATTTTGATTGGTTCAAGGAAAGCCTTATCGAATTGTAAATCATAATCTATGTAATTGTCAAGCCCAAACTCAGTGGGTAAGCGAGAAGGATACGAAATTACCGTATCACTCAAAGGATTAGGTTGTTTCAGGTAAGTGAATTTTAGCTTCTCACCTTCTTGAATAATTGGATATTTTTTATCCAAATTATGTTTCTTCAGTAAATAATTATATAGCAAAGCACCCTTCACATGTATAGGGCTACCCTTAATATAAATGCTAGACGAATTAGAATAAGTCTTCAATCCATTAACTGAACGTGGGAAAGAAATTTCTTCAGGAGGTAATTTCTTAAACTGTTCACGGAAATCAAAGATAAATTTCTGAACATCATCTTCAGTACCTGTCACCATAAGACGAATGGCTTCTTTCATCTTAATGCGAATAGCGGAAGGAGTAGAAGATTTAACCATCTCTAAACCCATAACTTTCAAGTGAGGCTCATTATACTGAACTCCTTCATTATTATAAACGTTTAGAATGTACCTTTTCTTAGCTGTCCAGATACCTTTATTAGAAAGACCTTCACGTTTCATTTGCATCTTCTGGTCAAATGCATTCACATAATTAGCCAATTCTTCATAAGACCTATCAATAAATGGTTGTAATTTGTCTTCACAAACTCTGTCCATAAATTCTATAACCTTTTGAGTTGGCATTTTTACGACACCATCTACGCCATAAACTTTGTTCACCAATTCAGATAAACGTAAGTAAATAGAATCTGTATCTGATGCAATCACATAATCAATATCGGATGAACCAAGTAACTTGTTCATATAGCCGTTCAATTTATTTTCAATCCAACGAATAGATAATTGACCAGCAGAAGTAACAGCAAGGGCAATACGTAAGTCATAAAATCGGAAGTATTGTGAACCCATGGCACCATATGCAGAATTCAAAGAAACTTTCTTAGCTAACTGCAAGTTGTCATACCTAGCAATTCTATTTTCAAGTTCGATTCGTTTGACTGAATTTTTTTCATTCTCATAGTCTTGTTTGGCGACAAGCATTATCTTCTTAAATTTCTTACGGTCATTGTACATCTCTTCCAGCATTTTAGGCACAAAGCCATGTACATCAGTTCGAAAGAATTGACCATTAGGAGTTAAAGTCACACCACTCATATTTGATAGATTAAGTGACTTAAACAACAATTTATCAACGGTTACTCCATCAGATATAATCTGACGCATCTCTGAAGTGTACATGCTCGGATCAATCAATGTCTCAGGAGAAATATTGTATTGCATCATCAAATGCGGGTACAGCGAATTCAAGTCAAACGAGGCAACCCAATCATGTAGACCAACTTGTGGTTCTTTAACATAAGCACCTTCGAAACGACCATCTTTATCGCTGATTTCTCGTGGAGGAACAACGATGTTTCTTTCTAACAAGTAACCATAAATGATAGCATCCCACATTCGGGTCTGTGCAAACACATCTTCATAATTGGATTTTGTATCATATGCAAGAGTCAAAGCCAATTCAATCAACTTCAACTTACCTTCAAGTTTAACAATCAACTCAACGTCTTTGATGTTGTATTCAATAAACTTTTGGTAATTCAGGCGATACAACTGGTGTAGGTTATCAAACTCATCATAAGATAGTTTACTTTCGCCCAACTCAACGTTAGCAATGTTATCCAATCGGTATGATTCTTGTGATTTACCACCTGGCGCATACCATTTATACAGTTCAATATAGTCTAATGATGCAATACCATAAATTTCATAAGCAATCATTTCACGACCACGAATGTTTGTCTTACGTTCATTGATAATGCCCCAAGGAGATAACTTCTTCATCACATCGGAGCCGACAATCTTTTCAAAACGATTAACCAAATATGGAATATCGAAAAACTTGGTGTTCCAGCCAGTTAGAATATCTGGTGGATTTTCATACCAATCTGCAATGAACTTTTTACACAGGTCATATTCATCACGGCATTTAAAATATGTTACGTTGTCATCATAGTTGTTGAATTCACCGCAACCATAAACAAACATACTGCCATCTAAGATTTTGAGGGCAATTGCGGTGATTGGCTCATTTGCTTTGTATGGGTCAGGAAAGCCATTTTCTGAACCGACCTCAATATCAATGATACCGATTCGGATTTTGCTTTGGTCCCATTCGACCATTCCTTTGAACTCATCAGCAATATAGGCATATTCGTAGCGTGTATTTCCATAGATTTTAAAGTTGTCTACTTCCTCGTAACGTTTAATAAAATCTCTACATTCACGGATCGAACCGAGTTTAATCTCTTCAAGTGATTCACCTTGAAGGTTCTTCCATGATGTAACTTTTTGAGAAGGCAAAAACATAGTCGGCGTGTAGCCAATCTTTAGCTTAACACGCCGACCATTTTCAACACCCCGATAAAGGATGTTGTTACCTACACAAATTACACTTGTGTAAAAGTTATTCATTAATATTTTGGAATAGATGATGCGATTTGAATGCCTGATCCAAACATTTGGCTGTACTGATTTTGAAGTTCAGTAACGGGAGTCGTAACACATAGAATGTCTTCAGATTTAAAGTTAATACCCGTATTGAATTCTTCAGAGTATTCTAAGAAAGGGGAGAATCCCATCATTGGACCATCTTTGGTCGGCTGTACAATAACCTGTACAGGTTTTTCCATAATAATAAATTCAGGACTCTCTTCAGATACAGTACCCAGAACTGTCTGGTTAGTTTTAAATGTGATGAGTCTTAGCTTCATGCCAGCAACCTTTCAACTTTTTCTTCCGCAAAGAAGGTTTTAAGCGTTACCCATTTCTTAGGGAAAAGCATTTCACGACCACGGAAATCTTCCATGTTTTGTGTTGGGTCGTTTACCAAACCGACCAACTCGACCATGTTATCATACTCGCGTAGGAACAAGTCATATTTATAGGCCCGCAGGTTCATTTTCTGAGCCAACAGGAATGCAATTTTAGAAGGATTCATAGTGCGATATTGCTCCATTGTTTAAGTTTTTCAATTTTTTGTACTTTGGCATTTAAGAGGCCAACGGTTTCTACACCAACATTTTTCTTTACCAACAAGTCAATCATGGCTAGTACATCACCAAGTTCTTCTTGAAGGTGTTGAATGTTAGTTTGTTCTTTGCCAGGTTTAATTTGATCAGGTCCAAATCGGAAACATTTGCTGATGGCTTGACTAACTTCAGCACATTCTTCTTGGAGTATTAAAAGTATTTCCCGTGTATCATCGTTCATAATGTATTGTATCACTTTTGAACGAAAGTGTCAAGTACTGGAGGCGTCCATCCTTCAGGTTTTAAAACTTTGCCGTCATTGCGCTTGATAACTTTGCCTGTTTCAGAATTAATTTTGGCTAAGTTACTTCGTGCAACTTCTGCCCATGCTCCATCAACATCAAAACCTTTCATTTTACAATAACCCAGAATAACCCAAATCATGTCCATACATGCATCAAGTTGTTCCACATCATCTTTGGCTTTCAATGCATTTTGAAATTCCCAGTACTCTTCATTAATAAGATTTCTGTAGAGACTAACGTTCTCGGGTGAAGAAACTTGGTCACACGCTTCAATAAAAGTATTTACGTCTTTATTCATTTCAGTTTTCAACTCAGACAAAATTATTCCTCCATTTTTATTTTCAATGTTTAATCTGGTGCCTTCACCCCAGCCCATTTCAGATAATAAATCGTCAGGAAGTTCTAAAATGGCATCGCCATTTTCACAAATTTCAACAACATTACCAATATAGTTTTTATCCTTCAATTGCGACACGTTTCCACTCCTCATTAATTTTAATCCATAGACGATCATCTTTACCAACAGTCATAGTAACAGAGTTTGTTGGTGTAGAATACATGGGCGCAAATGAATACATTCCATATTCATTTGTTGCAGTAATAGGTGGCGTTATCCGCCATGGCGTCACAGGTTTACCATAGCTACCAGTAATCTGTAGTGTTGTTGCACCTTCAGGTGGTGCTAAGTGACTAATATCTTGGTTCGATTCAGCCATTTCCTTCACTTGTTTATAAGATGCTGCACCCACAACAAATGCAGAGATAATACCTGCACCCTTTAAAAAATTTCTACGGTCTTTCATAATTTATTTACCTCAACTCCAGCTTTCAATAAAAAATTAATCCCATCATCGGAACGATAAGATTCTCGGTAATACACAGAATTGATGCCAGACTGATACACCAACTTAGCACAGTCTAAACACGGCGCATGAGTAACAAAAAGACTAGCTCCCAATCCAGATTCTGTAGACCTAGCCAATTTAGCAATTGCATTCGTTTCAGCATGGAGTACTTCTGGTTTGGATTTTAAATATCTAATTTCACCATTGGGCCATTTAAGTTCTTCTTCACAGTTGTTGTCCCAACCGCTTGGCATACCATTATAACCAATAGAGATGATGCGGTCATCTTTGACCACAATTGCACCAACATGTAATCTACGTGCGGAACTAAGCTTTGCAAATGTCTCTGCTGTTTGCATGTATGCTTCAATAAACTTTTCTTTCATTTGGTTTGTTCCGCAAGAAGGCGATATCCTTTAGTTGTTGGATGTATACCATCAGGAGAAAGATGTGCGGAAATTAAGAATTTATCGCCATTCTCACTAGCAATTTTTTGTACAATATGAAAAACACTATTGAATCTTGCAGGCATCACCCAAAAAACTTTCTCAGCAATAACCTGTTTACGCAAATCAGTAAGTTCTCTTCGTGTGTCAATACCAGAAAAATCATTGGTACTAAGACTAATAATTGCAGTCTTAGCCTCATGTTTTTGTCCGTTATATGTAATATTCCATTTTTTGCTGGTAATGCCAACAACAGCCTGAACAATACATTCAGGTCGTTGTTGTGAAACACCAACAGCAATACTATCACCCATAATTAAACAATCAATCATACTTCAAGATATGTTAAATTGAAATCGCCAGGATTAACTTCATAACCAACATAACCACGAGGATTACATACGATTCTAGTTGAACCAATCATATAATCAAAAATATGATGTGTGTGTCCGTGCGTCCACAGTTTGATACAAGGACGATCCAAAATAAATTCAGACAAGTCGGAAGAATATGCACCATTCATCAGAACCTCTTTTTCATATTGAGGTTTAGTAGATACTTTAGATGGAGAATGATGACCACACACAATATATTTACGTTCTTTGCCCAAAGTATCAATGATTATTTTTAGATAATCCATCATTTTATAATGATCTTTAACAGCATCTTCTGGATTAAATCTAGGAATAAATGTTTCAAATTCGTAATGGTCAATAACGTTAAAACCATTTTCATTTTTAAAATAATTTCCATCAGAATCTTTTTTGTAGATAGGAACTTTATGTGATCCAGTTGAATTCGAATTTTTTACAATTCGAAAGTCGTTCATCATATCCTTGATATTATATAAAGTTAAAGCATCTTCTTTATTCATATCTGTCCACAAAGTACCACCAACAAAAACGTAATCATCCAACTCGATATGTTCTTTATCGAGGATGTGTAGATTTTTTAGGTAGCCAAGTTTCTCTTTTAATCTTGGCAAAGTTATTGCGTAGTCACCATTATAGTGTTCATGGTTACCTGCAACATAAACAACATGAGGAAAACGTTCTGAACATTCTTGGAAAAATGTATGGTACATATTGCTACGTGTATTTTCACCCATAATGCCATGGATATCACGGTCATTTAGATCATTTGCTGTGCAAATATCACCAGACAAAACTAGAACGTCCGCGTTCTCATCATTAAATAATTCGAGGCGTCCAAATTCCAAATGGACGTCCGATGCTAGAGCGATTTTCATAAATATTTGATCAATTCATATTTCACTTGATTCATGGAGGGGAATCTCTTACCCTTTATATAGATTGAATTATGTCCATAAACGATAATATCACCAATATACGTATTGAAAACGTATCGTGTTTTCCCTTTACTGTCAACTGATTTTGTTTTACAGTTTGGAGAATCCACCAATCCACAAAACATCAAAGTCTCACGCAAGTCATCTGACGCCAATTTTCTCAAAAAAGCATTGTTCATAATCTACCTTTCTATGTTTATTATAACACGGAAAGGCAGAAAAGTCAACAATTATTCTTGCAATAGTTTTTTATTGCCGGATTCAGAATTGAATACTTGAGTATTACCACTGGAAACGATTGGAATGCGTTTTGGCTGATTTTCTTCTGGAATGATGTTATGTAGCTTGACCGTCAGAATTCCGTCTTCCAAAGTCGCTCCATCAACTTTTACAGAATCTGAGAGTCTTACAATCTTCTTAAATGATCGAGCACCAATGCCACGATGCAAATAAGTATACTTATCACTTAATTCAGTTCTTTTACCTGAAATTGTCAATTCACCCTTTAAAACCTCAATATCAATATCACTAATCTTGAAGCCTGCAACTGCCAGTTCTATCTGGTAATTATAGTCATCAATTTTGACAATGTTATGTGGTGGAAAAGTGTTTGTTGGAATTTTATCCACGGTGAGTTGGTCAAACGCATCAAAAAAACGTTCAAAGCCAACGGTACTTGGACTCAATGGTCCAAAATTAATACGACCTAGATTAGTCATAAATTTCTCCTTTAAAAGCAAGTTAAAAAGCTACCTCGAAAGCGTAGCTGGGTCCTGCTTACTTAATACAGGGACAACTAACGGGTGACAGTGCAATTGCCCGGACGCCTTTTACCGTAGCATCAAACAGCCCTAAGGTGGGTTCTTAAATTAGTGATAGTTATTTACATGGTTACTATCGCCATGTTCCCATCCCTGAGATACTATTATTTAGTCGCCGGAACAAAAGCCGCGCCGTTAACAAAGAAAATTCTTTGTGGATTGGTCTCGGTATATACCTGAATGAATGTCATGGTACTATCAACTCTTTTCTCAAACAAGTTACTAGTTATAACGATTTCACCAGTGTAAATGTTCTTTAGTCTGGTCACTTTCTCTTTTACTTTTTTCATAATATATCATTCCTGAGATTTCTTTCCAATATTGTATTTACTTACCAACTGCCATTGATCTTTTTCACGATATGAAATAATCTTAATCTGGTGCAGAGGTGTTATTTTTTCACCTATGAGTTCTGGGTTAATTATCTTCACTAAACCCCATTCTTCAAGAAGTTTAGCAATTGTATTCCGTCTTTCAATGTCATTATCAGAAATATTGGATGGTTTTCCGTCCAACTCAAACAATTCTTTAAAATGTAGTATTGTGTATCTAGCTTGTTTGTGTAAGATGTGGCAAGATTGGTATAGAATTTTTTCTTTACTAGAAGAGACACCAATTCTAGTTAGGGTCTCTCGGACTTTAAGGAAATCATCTTGTTCATTCAGTAGAATCTCAACTCCTACACCACGAAAAATATCATTCGTATCAATCATATCACTTTGCCTTTTGAAGGTTCTTATTGTAACTAACTATTCAGCGTTTAAGAACCTTCATTTGGAAGTGTTATTTTCTCAAACCACCGGGGTCAGTTTTCTCTTTCAACTCTCGAATTTGTTCATCAGAAAGTAGGCGTAGAGCTTCACGTGCTTTAGCATCGGAAAGATTAAAATATGTTTTTACGCATGACATATCTTCACTTTTCTCAGCTTTAGCCCACTTACTAAAAGGTCGTTTTCTTGACCTAATAGTATTTAGCAAAAAATCATTCTGCATTTTTTTATCGAGGAAGTGTCGGCGATTCATCTCATTTGCATACATGATACAATCTTTGTGGTATGATAGAGAACGATTAGTCAAAAAAGGCTCATAGGATTTTTCAGTATAGTCATCAACAATAAGTTGTTTCTTACCTTGAAGAATCTCATTTACATAGTCGAATGGATTACTCATGACATATCCATCTTAATACGAGGAACTTTGTTCCAAGGTCCTTCTTCAACTATAGTTCCATACTGGTCATGTTCTGTTGTTTTAACCTGTAGTTCAACACCAGCAACATGGTTATCTTTGACCCATTCTACAACTCTAAATTGATAAGATAATGGTTTAGCTAAGATGGTGGAAAAAGATCCTGATATTGTAGCAGACAATCCTGAAGAACAGTACGATGATGCAACTGGCACGTTTGTAACAATACTGGTGGTGGTTAGTGTAGTTGCAGTATCTGTCATGCAATAATCATCCTAATTAAGCCAATAGAATCAATAGTTGTCAGCAAGATATAATTAGCCAACATCCCAAAAGATTTCCGACTAAAAGCAGCCCAAGCATAGAGACTACAACCGAAGATCCATATAGGATAAAGAGTAAGTAGGGGCGGATTCGGGACTGTAATAGCCATGGTAATTGAACACCCGATACTAATGCCCCAAGCAAGCAACTCAATGAAAAAACGAAAAGGATGAGAATTAAAGTCATCTTCGATCCATGTTAATGTGGGCTTGAAAAGGTCTAACATTATTTAAGTTCCATCACATGGGAAATAATATCCCGATTACGATATATTTCATTATTCAATATAGGCTTCATATTATAAATCAATTCATGTTCTATTTGTTCCATCGTAATACCACATAACAGTGTATGTTGTTGAAGAGGCACAATTTTTACTTGCAAATTATCACATACTGTTCCATACAATTTTATGTACTTGTATGCTCCAGGATGCGACTCATCATGGCGCTCTGTCCCTCTAACGCCAGCGAAAAGGCGACCAATGCGATTTCTTACACTGCTATTACTATACCCAATGTAAATTAACTCATCGTTTCTATACAGCAAATATATTCCTGCACCATCAATAAAGTCATCTGCAATCACTCCTTTATTCGTATGAAGTTTTGGCTTCACGGAAATAAAGTTTGTATAATTCAATTCTTGCCGAATTTTATCACCATAGTCACTTGCAGTAACTACAAAATCTCCAAAAATATCTCTTTTCATTTGAATTCCACACTCACCATCAACTCTGTCAAACAAGCAACAGTATTGATTTCAGCATCAGCAACAAATGCTTGTTTGTACTGATAGTCTGCAAGAATAATTACTGCTTGAGGAATAGTTTGTGGTTGTAAAACTTCATACATATTATCATATAATTTGCGATACAGTGTAGCAGGATCAACATCAGATACCGCAACCCATTTACGAATTGCGCCAAAGTCTTTACCTTTCAAGTGCTTCACAATTTCACCAATCGAAACATCTGCAATTTGGGATAAAACTCCAGTATCAATCTTACCAAACTGAGAATAACGCTGTAGCTCATTTAGAATGCGGCGAAAATCTGGAAAGTGTTTCTTTACCAGTTCTGCAATTACTTTAGGTTCATACTCAACAGATTCAACATTTAAGATTGATTGGATACGTTTGAAGAATTGACCAGCCATGGCAGTCTTCTCATCGTTCTTCAAGGTAAAATCAACCACTGCACAACGTGAATGCAGTGGATCAATAATACGATTCTTAAAGTTACAGGTGAAAATGAATGAACAATTACTTGCAAATTCTTCCATCGCATTACGTAAAGCAGGCTGTGTTGAATTAGGATTCAAATAGTCTGCCTCATCAATAATAATGACTTTACGACCGCCAGTGAAAGACATTGAAGATGCAAAGTTCTTAATCTTGGTACGAAAAACATCAATACCAGATTCGTCAGAACCGTTAATCATAATGTAGTCGGCATCAATCTCATTACACATTGCTTTAGCAACGGTAGTCTTACCAACACCTGCGCCACCAGATAGCAACAGGTGCGGAATCTTTTCAGAGTTTACATACTCTTGGAAAGGCGTTTTGAGCCTTACTGGAAGAATACATTCCTCAATCGTTTTTGGACGGTGTTTTTCTGTCCAAAGCATATGTTCCATAACAACTCCATAATATAAAATTCAAATCACTGAACCAAGTTCAGTTGTGCTACCAATTCAGCCATTGGTCTGGTTGTTTTAATTATAACACCATCATCAAGATAAATCAAGGTTATTTTTTGATTTTCGACCAACTTAATTATTTTATTGACATTGATAGCCCAAGTTGTTTGGAAAACATCCGTAATGTATACGAACATCATGCTTCTCCAGAAGAACCGAGTTCAGTTGCTACCCAATATTGGATTGGTGAATTTTTATTCTTGAAGTTTGCGATACCTTTGAATGAGATAGAAACTTCATATTCACCAGGAATCATCTTCAAGTTTTCAGTCCTGAATAACATATTATATTTCGTACCTTTACCATCACAGAGTTCTAATTTACTTGTGTGTGTTGAATTATCTTTGCTATCAAGAACAGAAACATACACTTTCGAACCATCAGAATTGATAGCAATATGTGGTGTACCCAAAACAGAAGAAGCCTTCAAGGTTGATTCCAAATCTTCTTGAGACAAGGTGAAAGAAACATCTACGCTTGGCATAGTAATGGATTTTTCAGGTGCATTTTTTACCATAGATGCATCACACAGGCGATAGTCTGTTTTACGGCGAGAAGTCATCAAGTATGCAGACTTATTATTTTCAGCCAACTCGATGTTAGGATTATCACCATACAGCGACAAAACGGAAAGAAATTTATTTAAATCGTGAATACCAAATTCGGAAGGAATTGTTTCCTCGATTGTTGCCTCAGCAAGGACCTGTTTCTGTGCGTCACAGGTACGCAACAAATTACCAGAACGGAAAACGATACCATCATTGATAGATGCAAAGTTTTTCAATACGACCAAAGTGCTTTTAGATAGCTTCATTATATACTCCAAAAAAAATTCATTATACAGTTTAATTCACTTGTTGTCAAGAGAATATTTCACATCATGTTCATACAGAAACATTAGGCAACACATAGCATGAGCAAGGTGATGAATGCCAGATTCAGGATCAAGTTGCTCACCTTGTTTCCATGACCACATATGTCTCTGTAAAGCATCAAAGTACCTACGTTTTGAGTCTGGTACTTTTTGCCAATTATCACGTTCATACTTTTGAGCACCAAACGTGAGGACTTTAACAGTCTCTTCTAGTGCTAATGGTGGCAGTAAACCATATTCTAGTTTACCACCATCAAACTTACGACCTTCAACCGAAGTCATTACAGTTTCCCTGTTAACTCTGCGATCTTAGCCATATTACCAGTGAAGGCATATGTACCAATATGTTGAGTCTTCATCCAAGGACACAAGTAAATTTCGCCACCGATTTTACGCCACAATTGACAGAACATATAGTCTTCAGATAGGTAACGGTCTGAACCACCACCTGTTGCACTATCAACAGTGTCAATAATTGTATCAAAATATGCATGAATGTAACGTGAGCCATCAAAGTTGGCTTGTCCAACATGGTCAGGTTTGTAACGCAATTGTGGATAAGCCTCTTTCATCTTATCAAAGACTTCACGTTTAATCATCATGTAACCAGTACCAATTTCCATAACTTTTAGAGGTTCAGTTACAGAGAATTGTTTTGTTCCAGCAACAACGTTGAAAACATAATCTCCAACCAAGTTTTCTAAGTCAGCGGCAGCCAACTCTGGATGTTTACGTGCAGCTTCTGCAATGTTACCCCAGTTAATAGATTTTTTGGGGTAAGGACCACCAATAACATCTTTATCAAGTGCAAGCAAAGCAATAACGTCTTGTGGATTAAAATGTACATCAGAATCAATGAACATCATGTGCGTACATTCAGAACGTAAGAATTCATCTACTAGATAATTTCGAGCCCGTGTAATTAGTGATTCATTGAACAAGAAAGAGAACCGGACTTCTATTTCATATTTGGTCAACATAGACTGTAGGTCAAGACAAGATTTCATGTACATGCCATGATTCATGCCGCCATACATTGGAGTCGCAACAAAAAGTTTGTGCTTCTTCAAGTCTTCAATTTTAACTTTAATTTCCATAATGTATCCATAAAAAAGAGGGAGTGATACAAGTATATATCACACCCTCATTAGGATTCACCTAAATTTTAGGCGAATGTGCGATAACCTTGTTTCGCCATGGTCTTTGTTGGTTTGCCCATGCGATAGAAGGAAATTTTACGACCATCAGCCAGTTTGCGGGTGTTGGTGTAGATGGAATAACCGTCATTACGCAACTCATTAATACGTGCGGCAACATTGGTAACACCAAATCGAACACGTCCTTGAGCAACAGTAAAGGTGTTGTATCCTGTTTTCTTGCTCAAAGTAGCAAGCATTTTTTGTTTAGCAGTCAGTTTAGCCATAATAGCTCCATAATAAAAATCACACTTGAAAAAATATATGAGAGGTGATTCATTTCTCATATTCGGAGTATAACAGAATACAGGATGATTAGCAACCATCCTGTAGGCAAAGATGACGTTTAAAAGGGAACTTCTTCCATGTAAGGATTAGTTACAGTACTCACTGGGATTTCTTCTTTCTTAACATCAGCATCTAGTTTAGAATACAAGTCAAGGAACGAAATTTTGGTATCGGTATCAAAACGATTCAAACAAAGTGAAATTGCCTTCATTCGATCACCATAGATGCCATAGGTTTTACAAATGTGAACCAGACGGCGAGTAGAGATGATTTCATCCACACCACCTTCTTCAAAAGTTTTACGAATTGTATCTGCCCAGATAACAAGTTTATCGGCAAACGAATCATCTTCACGACCAAAAGATTTCATTTCTTTACGAATAATTTTCTTTTCAATCGCAACAGGAGGATATTCTTGTTCATATGTATTCAAGAAACGTTCCAAGAAGGCTTCATTCAAAACATTGGTGAACATAAATCGACCATCTTCTGAACCTTTACCTTTTGTATTGGCAGTGGCTACAATGGTAAAACCTTCAGCCGGTGATACCAATTCGTTTTTCTTTTTCAACAAGAATGGTTTGCCTTCAAGTACACGTTGCAAACAAGCTAAGTTTTGAGCACCATAATCAATCTCATCAATACACAAAACTGCACCTTGGCGAGCCGCAACAGTAACTGGACCATCACGCCATTCCATTTGACCGTTGATAAGTACATAATTACCGAGCAAATCAGATTCATCGGTATCAGGTGTCATTGAAACGCAAATAAATTTACGTTTTGTTTTTGCACAGGCTTGTTCAATAGACATTGTTTTGCCGTTGCCAGATTGACCTGTAATAAAAATAGGAAAGAATTGGTTACTTTGAACAATAGCAACTAAGTCATCATAGTTACCGAAAGGAACATAATTCTTATAAACTTGTGGAACCAAATTTTCAGTTTCAAGATCAGTAACGATATTAGTAATTCGTTTTTTAGAATCAAATTCTGGTTCTGGTTTTTTCATAGAAATAACAGTAGCCATGGAAATTGTAGCATTGGGAACTTTATACAAACCTCGACCAGCACGATTAGCCAAGTCTTTCATAAACCATTGTGGTTTCTTAACATCATTTTCACTGCAAATATTTTCAATATCCTGCAATGTTAAAACGGTTTTACCGGTAGCGGCGGCAAGGGACAAAAACTTCTCACGCTTGTCAGTCTGAACTGTACGCATAATAAAAACTCCAATTAATCAAATCAATAAAACCAATTATACATCAAATGCACCACACTGTCAAGCATGGTGTTGTAAAAATCATACAGCGATTTCGCCAATGAAGCGGTTTACCAAAACACGAGAAACTTGACGTTTCTTATTCATTTTGATAAATGCATTCTTTAGCTTTAAAGCTGTAACATTACCTTCAATTTGAAGGTTATCGTTCACCGTATCAAGGTCAGAACCACCAGGTATCAAAAAGAACTTTTTATAACCACGGTTATTTGATTCTAAGAATCGTTCTTCTTTCATAGTTTTAACTAAATTTTTTACAATTATTTCTTGTTCGTAACTTTGACGGTACTTCTCAAGTTTTTCAGTATTTTCAAAAATAGTTTTACCATTTTTATCGTGGTATCGGCGAAGTATGCTATTCTTCACTTGACCACTTGTTCCACCATTAATGAAGAAGCCAATAATTTTAGCACCTGTTGTTTTCTGGTACCAATTAAAAACACCTTCACGTACACCAGAATCACCATCTAGATAATTCAACTTAGTTTCAAATTTGGTTTTTTCATCACGCAAAATTACATTACTGGTTTCTAGATAAAAACTCGAAATACTTCCTTTATGATTGTAATAAGAACTTATATTGTCAGCATCACCATCATGTAATAGTACCATATTAACAATATCAAGATTATTATTTTTACGGAATTCTTCTGTGAGAGGTTTCAATGCAACGATTGATTCAATCATTGGTGTACATGACAAATTCTCTGAACGAGGAGGAAATAATTTGCGATGACCTTTTGGAGCAAATGATTCTCCAAGACATACCAAATTTTTAACGCAACGAGTGAATTCACTCACAGACATTTTAGAATTAAGATATTCACGCAAATAAACGCTTGGCATATTCAATGAACCAATTTTCTCATCAAAGCAATTTCCACTAGGACGGCCATGGTCAAGAGCAAATCCATCAGTATTATTACCAAAACCATACACCACGAAAGGAATATTTACTTTACGGCAAAACAAAGAAAGAATCAAGAATTGCTCAATCGTACTTTCCATATTATAATGCATTGAACCTGAACGATCAAACAATAAAACTAGTCCATGAGATTTACCTTTTGGAACACGGTTAATCTTACGGAAAATATTGTCATCAACTTGGTATTTGTAGATGCGAGAAACATCAATATCACCAGTTTCAGAAATTTTTTGTTTTGAGAATTTAGAAGCGGCTTTACGCATTTCAAATTCTTTAGCCAGTAAGCCAATATAACGGTCATTCTTTTGTTTGAATTCATTATACAGTCTTTGTTGCAATTCTTTTGAAATGAATGCTTGACCGAACCAGTATTCTTCCATCAATTCATGTACACGTTTATATGGTGTCAGAATTTCGGACATAATTGGTTTTGGTAGAGTAACATAAACATATGGGCGACTTTTTTCATCCAATAATTTATTTTCATTTCTGCGGAATGTTTCATCAGTTTCGCATATTGGTTCAAAATCACTAACAGAATTCATTGGTTTAGAATCTTTAAACCGTTCTAAACGATTACCAGTTTCATCGGAGTTTGAATCTGGACCATCGGTTTCATCGGAGTTTGAATCTGGACCATCGGTTTCATCGGAGTTTGAATCTGAATCTGAATCACCAGTTTCATCGGAGTTTGAATCTGAACCATCGGTTTCATCGTAATCACTATCCTCATATTCATATTCAGAATCATCTTCATCAATAGAATTGAGATTGGCTAGTTTGAATTGTTCTTCTTGTTCTTGTTTAGAATAACCATAAACAGTTTCTGTTACTCGCAAAACGTCATCCCATGTTTCACAAGTTTCTACATCAGAAACCATTTTCTGTTCTTCATCAGTGAAACTTATATTCAAAGCAACACCGCCTTTTGTATGAAGATTTAAACGGTCAATAAATGACATTGAATTAATATTACGGTTTTTTATACCAAAAAAATCACGTTCAATTAATTGTCCATAAGCCTTCACAAAAGAAGGACGTAGACCTGGATAACGGCGTTTCATTTTCTTTTCAATACGGCAGTCTTCTACCACATTTAAAAAGTGCTTGAAGTTTTTATTGTATTTTCCAGAACCAATAACAGCATTGTGCCAGCCTTCTTCTGGAGTTTCCAATGCGTGACCAACCTCATGTCCTGTTAAAAGGTCATAAAGTTCGCCTGACATATCTTTCCAAATTGGCAAGATCAGTGTCCGGGTTTTGAGATTAAACATAGCCGTTTGAACGTTGGCATGTTCAACACGGAGATTTTCGGTAGCCATTAGTTTGGCTAATTGTGACTTAGATTCTTGAGTGAATTGCATCTGAATTCCTTAACGTATGGATGAATTATACACGGTCCATAACTTATGTCAAGCAAAAAAATAGCCTGTCGTAAAAATACAACAGGCTTCAAATTTGGAGCGGCTTTATGGAGTTTAACCAACTTTTGTCTTGGGAGACACGTTTCACGGAAAACCGCAGTGATACTATTATATAGGCTTTTTTTGTAAAAAACAACCAGAAAACTGGTTGTTTACCGACCAACCTGACTGAGGTATTTAGTTTTAGTTTCTTCCCAGTTCATGTATATCAAATCATCATAGAAAAGAGTTTCATAGGAAACTGTATTCTTTTTCATTAGTTGTTTGATACGACCTTTGGCATGTTTTTCTTTCCAGATTTTTACTAATGCTTCAGTACTAGTATCAAATGATTTGACCAGTTGGTCCTCACCAATTTCTTTCCTCAAGAATTCACGAGAGTTATCATACAAAGGACTGAAATAGATACCACGGGCATGTTCGGAACGAATCAACTCTTTTGGTACAGCCATCTTGCCATACGTGAAGTTCAATGAACGATTCTTGTGGTCACGTTTGAATGGTTGACCAGCAGGATTCGTTGCAACGTACCATTCAAAATATTTTTGAGTATGATTCTTTTTCAACCATGCTTCAATGTCTTTACGAGTTCTTTTAGCTGGTTCAAACGAAACCGAACCAGAAGTAAACCCCATTGGTTTCCAGTGATCCAAATTATCATACTGAGATAACCCGCCAGCTTTTGTTTTACCATAAAGTGAAGTTGTAGTCACAGCAACGAGGGTATCACCATATAATTTTTTCCAAAGATTTTGCACATCATCAGATAGACAAAGTAGAGAAAGCAACTTACCACCAACATAGTTGAAACCAAGGGGTTGGAAAGGAACAATCGTTGAGCCGATTGCGGTGTGATTAATCATTCTACCCTGTGTCTTAACATCACGTGGCCAGCCAATGTAACTATCACGTGGTGTTAAGTCAAGAAAGTCAGAAGAGATACAAATTATACCGAGATATTTATTTGTCACCGAATCTTTTATCATGAAGTTAAGATTGCGACCAATATTTGAATTGTTCTTCATTGAGGAGATGAATGTACGTGCGGTGTTACAAGTCTTAGGTAAAGACTTACTACGTTTCTTCAAATTGGTGATTTGTGTACCGTCAACCCCTGTTGTGAAAAACTCACCAGAATCATCAGTGTACTCTAGTACAGGTTCAAGTTTTAGGTAGTCTTCAGGTTTTTCTGGAATCCAGATATTATTTTTGATAGAGTCAATCAATTCACCTTGTTCTGGATCAAGTAGACTGACTTCATCACCGAAAAGAGTTGAGATTTTTTGTGTAGGAAACTTCTCATGCACTTCACACCACTTCTGATACAAAGTATACTCTTTGACATCCATCTGTGAAACATAACTGAGTTCGGTAATGACACGAGATTTCAATTCATCATAATCTACATCACGAAACGAATCTACTGGATTGGCGTCTGACCAATCACTCCATTGTTTTTTAATATCATCTGTCCAATTTGAATCATCTATAGTCATCGTGTAGCTCCGTTAATTTTCTTAATCAGTTTTGCTCGTTTCTGTTTAGCCATCTTTATAGCTAAAGGTCCAACATGCTTAGTATAACACACGCCGTTCATATGGTCAAGCTCATGCTGGTAAACTTGAGCAGAAATGCCTTCAAGTTCGGTAGTAATAGTCTTGCCTTCTTGGTTCTGGAATTCTACGGCAATCTTTTTGAATCGTGGAATCGACAAGTACATACCTGGAAAAGACAAGCAACCTTCTTTCAATCGTTCCATATCACCAAATGTTTTTACAATTTTTGGATTGATACAGACCATTTGAAATACATCAGAACCCATAACGAATAAACGTGCATTCATACCACACTGTGTAGCAGATAGTCCTAAACCATTATAGACTTTCATTGTCAATTTCAATCGTTCAATCATCTCCTGCATCTGCGGATTCTTAATGTCTTCCATTGGAATTTCGGCAGGCTTAAAAGACAGTGATGGACTACCATCAGCATATACTTCATATGGCACCAATTCTTTTTTGACCTTCTCAGGCGAGGTGTTGATTGTTAAATATTCACTCATATTATACTCCTAGTACCCAATTTTCAGCGTAATCTTCCGCCTTAACTTCAGTTTCAAAAAATTGTTTGTCTCTAAAACCAGTGTCTTCATCTGATAACAAAACAATATACTCTTCATCACCCTTGAGGTAAACAGTTGCCATTTTACTACCTTCAAAATGAGACTGCAATGGAATTAGGTCTTCATCATATTTTTGTGTCATGTTGCTATCCTACTAAAATTATTAACTTTTTCAAAACGTAATACAGACCTAAATTTATCTTGTAAAATATCACCTTTGTGTGAAATGACAAACAAGTTAACATCTTCTAGCATCTGTAAAATGCTCATTAAATATTCTGTACCATTATTATCTAGTGACGAATCAAACACCTCATCCAAAATAAGAAGGTTTGTATTTGTGGAGTTCTTCAGTTTAGCAACAGCACGCCAAGTTAACATCAGAGCCATATCAATACGTTGCTTTTCACCTTCACTGAAAGATGCATAGCTAAACTCATCACGGTGACGAGACTTGATAGTTTCTTTAAATGATTCATCAAGGTTAAAGTTAACAAAGAAATCCAAAGAGGCTAGATACTTATTTACCAACTTATTGATAATTGGCAAATATTGTTTGATGATTTTTGTTTTGATGCCTGTATCTTTTAGTAACAACGAGGCCGCATCCAAATATGTCTTCTCTTCTATCAATTCTTTTTTACTGGCTTCTAACTCTTGTAATTGTGTTTTCAATGCGAGAAGTTTACCAGTTTCCAGAAACAAGTCTTCCTTGGTTTCTGACAATTGTTTTATGTCTTGTTGTAATTTTCCAATATACTTGTTTGATTCAACAATAGACATGTTGTTTGAAGCAACGTTGACCTGTCTCAATTGAATTTTTTTGGTAATGGATTGAATTTCATTGATTCGAGAATTTTGTTCTAAAATCAGTTTTTCAATATTGGTTAGTCCGGTTTCTCTATCTGTAATCTTTCCATTCAGGTCGGTAATTTGTTGTTGCTTAAAATCTTGAGGTATACTTTGATGGCAAGTAGGACAATCATCACTGTGTTGAAAGAATTTCAAGTCTTTTTTATACTTGGATAGATTGCTTTCAATTTGAGTTTCAAGTTGATTTAACTTTTTAATTTTACCATCAACCAAACCAGTGTCATCAATAGATGATTGTAAAGTTGCAACTTCTTCATTTAGTGCATCAATATTCTTTTGTGTAGTTTCAATATGAGTAAGTGTGTTGGTAATCTCATTCTGTTTAACTAAAATCATATCATCATTATTCTGTTTTAATGTAGTGATATGATTGTCCTGCATTCCATGTTTTGTTTCCACCAACTCATATTGAGTCTTATTGGATACAATAGATTCTTTGTTCAACATTAATTTATCTCGAAGAACACTATTCATTGTAGAAAAAATCTGAATGTCTAATAAGTCCTCAATGATAGCTCTTCGGTCTGAGGTAGACAATTGCATAAAGGGTGTGAAAGAGGCTGAACCAAGAATTACAATTTGTGTAAATGACTTGTAATTAAGTTTCAGTATAAATTTTTCAAGATGTTCCTGATAATCTTTATTAGCCGCATCTTGATTCAAGAGTTCACCATCCAAATAAATTTCAAAAATATTTGGTTTTATCCCACGTACAACTCTATACTGTTTTGTACCTATGGAAAGTTCAATTTCAACCACACAATCTTTTTGATTGATACTATTGACCAACTGTGGTTTATTGATATTACGAAATGCTTTACCGAAAAGCACAAAGCACAAAGCATCCAACATAGTGGATTTGCCTGCACCATTTGTACCTACAACCAAAGTATTGTTAGACCTATCAAAATTAATTTGTGTCCAATAATTTCCAGTTGAGATAAAGTTTTTAAATTTAATAGACTTGAAAAAAATCATTCTGTAGTTACTTCAACATTCAGCGACTCAACATATAGTTCTCGCATTAAGTTCTTCAGTTTAGCAGGTTCCACATTGACTGTCAAGCCATCAATGTACTTAGAAAGTATTGTCATTGTATCTTCTGCCTGATTGACAATCTCATCATCTTCATCTACCGAAATTTCACTGAAGTCTTCAACGATAGCAACATCAGCAACAGCAGACTTATACATTTGGTCAACAACATAATCGAACAGGTATGCATTGTTCTTATTGACTACAACGACTTTTACATAAGTATTTTTGTGCTGGCTAAAGTCATATGTTTTCCAATATTCAAAGTCTTGTGTAGTATCATCATAAGAAACTTTGTAGAACATTCTATTAGGATTGGCAACAAATTCAATCTCACGGGTTGATGTATCAAACACATGAAATCCACGAGTATCACCATAATCTGCCCAAGTAATTTCATATTGATTACCAAGATAGAAGATTGTTCCATCAGAAGATTTATGGTGAAAGTGACCAGACATGACAATATCAAAACGGTCAAACATGTCACGATTCAGACCAGAGTGACAAACGTTACCGCGGTCCATTTCAAAACCAGCAATTTCAAAATGACCAAAAACAATTTCTGTCTTTGTAGTCTTCAAAAACTCCAACGATTCTTCATAATTACTTGAGTTAATCCAAGGAACCAAAGATACGGTTGTTCCATCAAATGTAACTTCTTTTGGATTAATGTAAACATTGATATTTTCATAGTGAGCAAACAACTCATCGATAGCATTAATCTCATTCGTGTTCTTATAAGATACATCATGGTTACCTACGATAACATCCATGGTGATGCCTTCAGTTTTAAGTATATCAAAGAATCTAGTTCTCCATTGATTGAGGATGACGTAGTTAATGAATTTCCTACGGTCAACAACATCACCTAAGTGTATGATGTGTTTGATATTATTTTCTTTTAGATAAGGAAAGAAAGTTTTTTCCCAGAATTTAAAAAAGAATTCATTAAACAGTAGACTATCACCACGGGCGCCGGCATGTGTATCATTTATTAAAGCAATACGCATATTACCACTTATCGTTTTTAGCAGATTTCAATGACTCGGCTTCTTGTACCCGTTTGCGTAATTCTGTAGTAGAAAAACTATGTCTGCGTTTGTTGTAGTAAATTTCAATAGGAAGTTCTTTACCGGTGAATGACATATCTTGGTATTCTTCACCAACAATACGAACATCAATTGCATATGACTGAAGAATATCTAGCAGTTCTTTTTCGGTAGCATAAACAATAATTTCATCAACATATTTACAAGCATCTAGTTGAATGAATCTTTCAAATACCGACTGTACAGGTTTGTTCTTTTCTACTCGGTCAATCGTTGGATCGGTTTGCAACCCAACAATCAGGTATGAACATTTTTCTCTGGCATCTTTTAACATCATAATATGACCTGCATGAAACAGGTCAAACGTTGAGCAAGTAAATCCAACTTTCATTCAAATTCTCCATCATTAGGCAATAGCATGTCTTCGATTATATCAGGTTCTATGAATTTGTCAAGCCCCTTGGTTTTTGTTTTCTTTTTTGCCGCTTTCTTATCTTCAAATGTATGAATGAATTCGGAAATGTTATCATAAAGTACAAACTGTTTCATGTTACCTTCAGCGTCCTCATACATTTCACCTTCATCTAGAAGACCAAATTGTTCAGTAGCTTTGTATTTTACATACAGTTGTTTCTTTTCTTTTTGAATTCTTCGGAGAAAAGCAAAGTAAATAATTTGAGTAAAGTATGCAAACGGATTGGATGATTTGGATGGATCAAAATTTCTGAAATACATCATGCAGTTTTCGATACCATCACCAATCATTTCTTCACGGAATGAATATGATATAAAATTTGGTTTGCGGGATAAGTGTGTAGCAATTTTTAGAAAACACTCACCAATATAATTTGGAATATTAGGTTCAGTTTTACCTGAAGCCCTACAATTTTCACAAGTTTGGTTGTATTCGTTTAATGCAATTAAAAAGTCTGCATTATTGACATAATGTTTGGATTTGGACATTACTGGATTTCCAGTGGCGAGGGTTTCATTCATAAAGGTAGTATATCACGTTTCTCAAGTTAAATCAAATATTATTTTTACTATTGCCTTAAATAATGGTTGACAAAGGATGGAAATCTCTGTACAATCGTTGGTGTTCCATCTTAATGTATTACCTTATTGGTTATATCTTCCTGAACCTGTAGTTGTTCTGTTGGTTCTTCCTCTTCTTCTATCTCATCTCCATCATACACAGAGATATTTTCTTCTAGATGTTTAAGGTTTTCATTCATCTCAGTCACTGCTTTTACATAATATTCCATCATAGATTTCTTAGGTTCAACAATAGTAAGAACTTCATTGCAGAATATCTTAGCTTCATTTAATTGAATGATTTCAATAGGCAACCAAGGTGTCATAAAGACTACCATTTTACCTTCAGACATTCTTTTATGAAAAAGTGTCATTGGGTTTGTAAGATGAAATATACTATGGTCTGACTTTGCTATGTTAGCAATAATATCTTCACCGTCACGTAATCTGATAATTTGTATGTTATCCATTTTTTAACTCTATAGGGTAAAATTTGTAGGTGAATTTCTCTTCTTCATAAATCTTAACTCTCTCAACGAAATGATTCAAGGTAAAATTTTTATGTTTACCTATTCTGAAATCATCAGCTATATCGAATAGTATTGCTTGTGTTTTATTATCGCCTTTTCGTAAACCTCTTCCGATAGACTGCAAGTTTCTAATTCTTGATTTAGAAGGACTTGCAAAAATAACATTGTGAAGATTCCTAATATTAACCCCAGTAGAAAAGGTACCATAAGACGCAACAATGATGGCATCATTTTCTTTTTCCACAATTCTACGGACATCTTCTCTAACTTGAACATCTGTTGCACCATATACGAAAAATACTTTTCTACTGCCTTTTTCCGCATCAATTATTTTATGTAACTCTTTACCATGTTTTTCTACCAACTGAAACAAAATAAGACTATTGCCTTTGAGTGATAGTGATAAATTTTTAATGAAGTTATTTCTAGCAGTGTTCTTAACTATGTAGTCAATCTCTCCATGATAGTCTAGTTTTTTTATTTCTGAACATATTTCTTTTGGATATTTTAAAATCAAACATTTAATTTCGAAATCTGCAACATAATTTTTATCCATCAATTCTTTGGTGGTAATAACTTTCAATACAGGACCAAACAAACCTTCAAGCACCAGTTTGTGTGTTTGAGTACCATCTAAAGTTCCAGTGCAACCAATACGATATTTTGTATTTTCTAAACCAGACATGATTGTGGTCAAAGACTTTGCTTTGAATTCATGTGCTTCATCACCAAGAACAAAATCAAATTGTTCAAAATATTCTTTAGGTAATGTGTAGATTGATTGCCAAGTTGTTATTGTCAGAAACTTGTCGGTAAATTTATCCTTACCTGCATACTGTCTGTGACAATATTTTTCTGAATCGTATCCATAAGAAGCAAAATCGGTATACATTTGTTCAGCTAATGATGTACGTGGAACAATCATCAAGCCTTTCTTACATTGCGTTTGTATATGTCTAATAATCAGGTATTGAATAAGAGATTTACCTGAAGAAGTTGGTGACAACAATAAAACTCTCTTATTACGAATCGCATGAACAAAAGATTCAATTTGATAATCTCTTTGTTCCAAGTTAGTTGGTAAATTTAAAGTAGCAATAAAGTCTTTTGCTTCTTTGAGTGAAATGTTTTCTGTAACATCCACATCACGGTCAAAGTGAATTTTATATTCTCTATCAATACAAAACTTTTCTAGGTAAGGCAACAAACCATAATATATTTGATTTGACCTTAAATCTAGAAGTCTAATTTTACCATCCCATAATCGATTACGGAACGCTGGAGTAAATTGGTGATTTGGTACGTAAAATGTAAAATGGTCGGAAACTTCTTGAGCTAAACTTCTTTCACATTCTATACTAACAAACGCTTCATTTACTTTATGTACTATTACATCATACACCCTGAATGAACCTCTCCCAATCTATGAATGATTTTAATTGAAAAGTTCTGCTATGTAATTCTTTCATTATAAGCTCACAACTATCCACAACTTCTTCATGCATCATTTTATTTGCTAGATGTTTATTCAAATCATCATCAGCATCCATATATGTAGCAATGTCAGATTTGAGTACAAAAGGAAAAGGAGTCCAACCATATTTCTTTAGGTCATCATCTCCCATTTTACCTGTATAATATTCCCATTTAATTTTCTTCATTTTATTAAATCGGAACTCAGCTTCTTTAGACAATAACTTATGCCTAGAAAGAATATTCAAGTATTTTGAGTGTAGTTTGGATATGTCAATTAGAGCCTTACCTGGTTCGGTACGGTCAATCTGGGAGTCTTTACTCCATTCTGTCATTAGTTCATCAAGTTTAGTCATTACGAAATCTCCTTTTAGGAGTTTACATCATTTATCAAAATTTGTCAATAGTATAGTAGGTAAATCTGAACGATACATCGGCAGTTAATATTGATTGTGGGCTATCTGCCGTAGCTAGTACAAAAGAAGAAAGAGAAGTAGGAAACAAATTGGTAAATTTGAATCTTATATTGGGCGTGTAAGCTGAAGAAAGTATCGTTAAAGTTGCATCTGAGAATTGTGGCGCCGCTGGATTACTTATTTTGCTAGATAATCTACCCAGTTGTTTGTACTGGTCAAAGTCTTCTGGAAACGTCATAGCACGAATCCAATCATGTATTTTTAACCATGATTGCATATCTTCATCAATAGCAAAAGTTACATTTAATATATCATAAATTGCTTTTTCTCCCGGAGAATACATTTCAACGAAAGGAGTAGGTACGGAAATTTCACCTAATGAAATACCAGGTACGTTTACAGACTGACAAAAGAATTGCATATCTGGCAACCGAGCAAAGTTCATCTGGAACTTATTTGGGTGAAGAAAATTCTGGTTAATTGGTGTTGTTGATATTGCTGTAATCATGTGTATATTTATATACAAAAAAAGGGAGACCTTTCAGTCTCCCTTTAAAAGTACCTCTCTTAACGGAGGTTTTAATTACATAATGTTTGTAATCTTAAATGCGCGATAGTAGTTGTTTGCAGTAGCATTCAACGCACCAAGACCAGCAGCAGTACCTTCAGCGAATGGATTAGCAACTAGACCGTAACGTGTCTTGAAACCAATTTTTGGTTGGAAGGTGTTAGTGTCAACTGCGCGAACCATTTGCAAAGGAACGTATGGGCAATAGAACAGACCAGCATCATATGCATTAGAACCTTTGAAACCAACAACTGCGAACTCGGAAGTTGAGCCTGTTGGGAAATATGGATCAATATACACTTTGATACGACCGAACAATGTACCAGCAAATGTGTTACCTGTATCGTCAACTGTCAAGTTAACTTGGCTCTGCAATGCAGATTGATAGTCCAACAAACCAGCCATTGCCAAAGCAGAAGCTACGTCAGAAGAACAGATCAATGTATTGCCTTTACCTCTACGAGTCAATTTAGCAATTTGGTTAGCTTCACGTTCGATTTGGAAAGCCAAACCTTTAACTTTTTCAACCATCCAACGACCGTTAGAGTCAGTGTCCAAGTCGAATGTACCAACAGTAGTTGTACCAACTTTGCAACCAACTTTAGAAACTGTGTAGATTGTACGCAGAACTTCACGGTTAATTTCAGCAAGAATTTCAGAAGACAGAATGTTAGACAATTCTGTTTCAGCGTCTAGACCGTGAACTGCTTTCAAATCTTGTGCAAGTTCCATTGAGTATTCAGCCTTCAAAGCACGTGTCTTTGCAGTAACTGTAACTTTCTCAATGCTGAAACCCATTTCAAGTGGTGTCAAGTTTTCAGCAGTAGCTGTAGCCATACCAGCGGCCGTGTTAGCATCAAAGATACCATATGCACGGTCAGAAGTAGAACTTTTCATTGCCAATGTTTGTTGAACAGTAGCGGAAGCACCAGAATGAGCAGTATTAGCTTCGTTGTAGAATGCTTCTGTACCAGTAGCTGTAGTACGGTCAGTTGCATACATTGAACGCATTGCAAAGATCATGCCTGTAGGACCAGTCATTGGTTGTACACCGCAAACGTCATAAGCAATCAAATTAGGCAATGAACGGCGAACCAAGCTAATAAGGATTGGATCGAAACCGGCTACTGGACCGCTGTTTTGAGCGTCAGCACCACCAAAACCACCGGTACCAGAAGCGTTTGTAGGTACAGCTTCTGTTAAATAACCAGCATCTTTTTGCATTGCTTGGATCTGATTTTCCAAAATAACGGCTGTAACAGCACGTTTATATGGATCAGTAATTTTTGGTAGGTCAGCATGTTCTAGAACAGGTGCCCACTTTTTTTGTAGATTTTCGGAAAGAAACATTTAGGATACTCCTTGATTTAAATTAAATTCTTGTTGTTTTTGAAATTGATTGTACGATTGAGTTCATGTAAGCATCAGTAATTTTAACATCACCAACTTGCTCTACTTGCTCATTAAGTTGGCCTTCATCAGCCTTCTTAACTCCGGAAGGAAAATAGTTTTCACGAATGGTTTCAAGTTTAGATTTATATTCTTCTTCTGTGGAAAACTCTACGCTCTCTGCAAGCGATTTAATCTTTTCAACTTGAGTGTCGGTCAAACCTTCACAAACTTCACGGGTAGCTTCAACTTTGTGAGCTTCAATAAGAGCCTTACGGTACTCTACATTGCGCTCAACTTCTTCATCGAGTTTAACTTCAAGATCATCAATCTTTGAAGCCATTTCATCGACTAGGTCAACTTTTTCGGCAGGAACATCAATATAATGTTCTGCAAATAAATTACGTAGGCCAGAAATAAAATCTTCTGTTAATTCAGCACGAATGCCTTTTTCAATAGCGATTTCATTATCTGCCATCCATTGCTCAACAACGTAAGCAAGGTAATCATTAACTTTTTCTGTTAAGTCTGTTTTAACGGACTCAACTGCTTCTTCTAACAAAGAAGAATAATGTGATTCAATATTTTCTTCAATTTGTGAAATACGATCTAAAACACGTGCTTCAAAAATTGTGGAAACTTTAGTTTTAAATTCTTCAGAAATGGTATTGTCATCTGCAAACATAGCATCAATATCATCAGAAAGATCCATAAATTCTTCAGCTTCGGTTTCTTCTTTAGAAAGAGTCTTCTTAGCCATTTCGGCAGAAGCATCTGATGCTTTTGTTGTTGCTGGAGTTGCGCTCTTTGTTGCGGGTGTGATCTTTGCAGAATCATCATCTTGTTTATAATTTTCTGGTGTTGGCCCACCAGCATCTACAATTTCGCCGTCCAGCTTTTGTGGAGGCATAGCGTTCTTACCCTTGCCAGAAGCAAGAATTTCAGCCGCAGCCTCAAAAAGTTTATTAGTAGCCATTAGGAATCTCCTTTTGTGTTTATCTATTTATAATTTTAAAGTTTTGAAATAAAGTTTTCAAAGAGGCGATAAGCCACTTGTTCAATATCTTTTCTGGATGCTTGTTGTATTTGACGTTTTGCGTTATCTATGTGCATTTCCACAAAACGTCCCTCAACAAATACCCATTCTTTGTTTTCCATAATACCATTCACGAATGCTCCTGGTGCTGATGGATCAGCAACAACATCCGCAGCCGTAGCTAATCTAAAGTCATCGCCTACAATGTTAATACCATCACGCCCAGGAACTAATGAACCCATACCTCTAGAAGAAACACCCAAAGAAACACCAGACTCAATAAAATTTTTAACAATATTACCATATGGTGTTTCTAAAACTCTCGCTTTACCGATGAATCTATTACCGCCATCTTCTTTCAAAGATTCAATTTTGATACACACACGCTCTAAATTAATTGATGGTGTATCAGGATGTCCGAGTTCACCAAGCGCACGATTTGTCTTGATGTATTCGTCTGTATAGCGACCAACTTCTTCACGTAGAGTATCAATTTTATACATTCTACGGTTACGATTAGCTTGTTCGCCTACTAGAAAGATACCTTCAATAAAAAGATTTTTCTTTCCATCTTCCGTTTTTTCAGTTAAATATCTTACGTCTTCAACTGTTTCTGTAATTAGTTTCATGTTACGTATTATCCAAGTTGGTTGAATAAGTTGCAATCTTAGATACTTCCATAACAACAGTGCCACCCGTTACAACGGTAACAACAACGTTACCCGTATTGGTGTTTGCTAATGAATACCCTAATGTATCAAAATACATTTCACCAGATTGAGATAATGCCAACATTGGAGTTGGTGTAGCACCCCGACCGATATTGATGTAACCATTTGATGACCATTGAATACGTTTAATGTTTGCTGCACTAACCGTCTCTAATTGTGTATTAGAAGAAAGGTTTGCTAAAGTAATTGTATACGTGCCAGGATCAACTACACGAATTACACTTGTGCCTCTCAGAGTATTGTTTACTTCATATGACATTTTATTTTATTCCCATTGATGTGCGGCGGCGAATTGACATTTTTCTTTTTAATAATGTTCTATTCATTTTAGCCCTACCTTTTGTTTTCCAATATCTTTTCAACTTTCTGGTCTTTTGAATACGTTGCATAGCGGGTATTCTCTTTACAGTATTTCCAGAAATTCTAAATCCTTTTAATGCAGAACGTTTAACGTTACGTTGGACAACAATTCGTCCTTGTGTATTACGTCTAATTCTACGGCGAATCTTCTCAACTCTACCTTGTCTAATAATATTACGTGAAGGAGCTTCATCAAGAATCTCTATCTCTTCATATATATGTGTTGCAATAATTTGCTTTGCTTCTTCTAAACGTTTAGCTACAATATTATTTAAGCGAGAAAAAATTTCTTCTCTTGCTTCTACAGCTTTACCTTCAAATATGAAGTCAATTAATCTCATTTAGTTTTACTCAGAGCAAAAGATTTTGCCTTTTCAAATTGTTCTAAAGATTCATGCATCATATTAGCAAATTTATCTTTGTTTACATTATTCAAGGATTCATATACTTGATTCATTATTGATGCCGTATCAAAATCTACCAATACAAATTCACCGTCATCAAAATCTACAACGTAACCTTCTGATTGTATATTTAGTGAATCTTCACTAAAAGGTATAGCAAATTCTTTATTTAAACGTTGACTATAATAAGTTGCAACTTTTGTTCCATTAGGATACAAACGAATTGCTGTTCTTTTAAGAACAATAACGTAGGGAGGTTGATTACTAATCGATTCTTCAATTGTTTCATCTTTGCCTATTTTAAACCTGTGTGCCTTGACTTTTCTGCCTGTAGCATCAAGTTTGAAATCTGAAGTATCATGAACATTCTCATTAACCGCCTTACGTACTTGGCGATTAATTTGAGGATTATTAGTAATCAAATCAACCATTTTCGAAAATACATTTTGTATAATAGCTCTATCTGCTGGTGAAAAATTAGGTTTTTCTTCCGACATTTTACTGAGAATTTTATGCAATCTTTGAAGTTGTGCTTTATTGGCTAAACCTGCACGAACAAGCGCATCAAACTTAGTGAAGTCTTGTTTTTCTTCCTCAGAAATTAATTTAAATTCTTGTAAAGATTTCATTATGTTTCTTGTGTAGTGAAAAGTGTGGATGCAATTTCTTGTTTTTTTGTTTCTAATGCATCAAATGCTTTAGCTGAGAGCAATTCTTCTAAAGCATTTTTAGCTTCAGATGCTTCACCAGCTCCTAATAAATCAATAAAATCTCTTGTTTCCATAATCTACTCCTTATTTTTTATTTAGTACTCTACTAAATCTACCCGTTACACTATCAAGTTCTGGTGTTTCAGATTCAGTAGAATTTTTATCATTAACATTATCCTCGGGAGGATATTGGCTAGGATCAACTTGAGGTTGTTCTTGTTCTTGACTTTGTTGTATTGAGTTATCATCTTGTCCCATTTGTACAGGTTCGGGTTCAGAATCAATTTGTTTTTGCATTTCTTCAAGGTCTTCATCCGACAAATGAAGAATATTTCTTTTTACCCATTCTTGTGAGAAGTAACGACCAACATACGGATCAACTTGACCTAACATCTGTAATCTATTTTGCCATATTTCGGCTTCTTTTAATTCGGTGAAATTGTTATCTTTTTTGTAATCGTAAAAAATATTTTCTCTAAATTCTTCCCATTCCTCTTGAGTGCAAATACCCTTCAAAACTAATTGAATTTTTAAAGCGTGGTCAAATAACTGTGAAAATTTATTACGAACTTTGGTAACAAACTTATTGAACTTCAATTCATCTCTTGTTACTTCAGTACTACGACCTAGACCAACCATACCTCCACCCTGTGGTTCCATACGTGAGTAAGGAACATTCATGGATTGCAATAGTTTCTTTTGAAAATATTGTACGTCTTCAATTTGACCTAAATTCTGACCTGCTGGTAAAGTTGTAATTTCAGTACCTTTACCACCTTCACGGCGCGGCAACCAAAAATCTTCAAGCATTGACATGTGTTTACGGTCATCACGCAATTCACCAGTCTGTGCATCATAGACCATCTTGTTTTTATACTTGACCATAACGTCACGCAGATATTGTTCTGCCTTGCCTTTTGGTAAGTTACCAACGTCAATGTAAAAAATACGGCGTTCAGGTGCTCTTGAAATACGGTAAATAACAACAGCATCTTCAATCATACGCAACTGGTTAAGTGGTTTGATTGCTTTGTGTAAGAACGAAATAACAAAAGTGTTTTTTGCATCCATCAAACCAGAGTTAACATTGATAATTGAATCAGGTGCAATTCTCAAACCTTGGTTAGCTGAAGCTGTAAATGACTGAGTAGCACTACCTTTATCATTATACATATAATATTCAGCAGTAGATTTAATAATGTCTGCGCCAGTTTTTAGATCACGACCTTTTTGAACTTCACGAACCTTACGGATTTTACGTGGATCAATATACCGTAATTCTTGAATACCCTCTTTAGGGTTCTTTTCATTAACTACAACGTGGTAGTAAATCCTACCATCAATATACCAACGTCTGAAGATATCATCTGCTAGGTTAGAGAAATTTAACATTTTCAAAATAATGTCAAATTCATCTTTGATTTTCTTTTTGATAGATTCTGGTTGTTTAAGTTTGTCGAGAATAATATCAACAACTTTACCAGAATCATCATGAGTAATTGCTTCATCAACAATCTCAGTTACTGCTTGGTCACATTCTGGATGATTAGCCATTTCACGATAACGTGAAATTAATTCTAACTCATTTCGTACGGAGCCTTCTAAATCAACATATGTTCCATAGTGTGCATTTTGAGTAATGGTAACTGCACCATCATCCAAAGCATCAGTCGGCAAGGCAAACGAAGCCTGTTCAGGGACTTCTTTCTGGATAATATCCTTACCGCCGATGTTGAAACCAAAAAGTTTGATTGCCATCCGATTTATTTCCTTTTCATTACAAAAATAAGGGAGATATACCCCCTCTCAAATTAGGCTACTAAGTCCTCTGCGGATTCCCACCATTGGAAAGCTAATGTAACAGAGAATTCTTCGATAGTATCATTAGAACCCCAATCAACATCAATTGGTGCAACATCCGTAGGAAACATTCCAATGAATTTGTACTTCTTCAGAATATCTCCGCCTTTACTGTATTGACGTACTTCAGAATCAACGGTGTAACTATTTGGTGTAGCGGCCGCTGGATTACGAACGTTCAATGAATGACTATTTAGACCGTTCATCCAACGCTCAAAAGCATTACGGATAATAAAATCTTCATCATTGATAATTGTGATATTCCAGTCTTGAAAAGTTCTATTACCAGCAAACTTTAATTCACGTCCAAAATATTGGACAGGAACTGTGTTAACTGTAGAACCAGGTAACTGAGCAGTTTTGCACATAAAAGTTAATTTAGTTAGTGCAGTACCAGGCAATGCGAATGGTGGGAATGGTACTGTCACCTCAAATAAATTTGGACGAGCACCGTCTCCCTGCATTTGAGAGCGAAATTGGTTGATATTGAAAGCCATTTAGTTTCTCCTGTTCTCTCTTATTTATTAGGCTTGTCCAACAATCTCATAGAAGTTCACGCCGGTACGTACCGCAGTGAAATTCAATTGAATGTAGTTAATTGAACGAGCTGGTTTAATGTAAATATCACCAATAAATTGATTCTGGTCAATAACTTCACCAGTATTGTTTGTAGTGTCACATACAACTTTAAAGTCATAAATGCCACGGCGACCTTGTACGTTACGTAGATATGGTTCTACCAAGTTAACGAATGCTGCACGAGTAAATTCATCATTAAATTCGAACATAGAAGAGCGAGCCGCTTTTGCAATTGATTTTTCAAGTACAATGAAAAGTCTACGAACGTTGATACGGTCAAATGCAGAAGGACGGTTCAGAAGAGTCTTATCACCGTAAAGGATTGTGCCTTCACCTGGGAAAGAAACAACTGGGTTAACGCCGTTTTTATACAAGTCATCACGTTCAGCTTTAGTTGGATTCCAAGCCAAGCGAACAACGTTCTTAATAATACCACGATTCAAACCTGCTGGTGAGAACCAAGGATCACGTTCAATGTCAGTACGTACACACAACCCAGCAATGTCACCATTCAATGGTACCCAACGATATACGTCATTGTATTTGTCGTATTGATATTTCCAACCGGAATCCATAACTGCATAACTAGATTTTGTATAAGTTCCTGCTGTTGCAATAATATCGGCAGATTCAGAACCAACACTATCTACACAATCTGTTTTCAATGGAGAAGCAAACACTAAACAATCTTTACGACTTTCTGCAATAGAAATTAGATAGTTAACTGTAGTTGCGCCACCATTGCCTGCCATGATTAGAGAAACATCAATAGAATCAGGATTAGCAAGAGTACCATAACCAATGTTTGTGTTACCTGTAGAAGGAGTAGCGTCAACCCCACCAGATAGAGTAGCAGTAAATGGTGTTGTCATAACTGAATATGAAACCGCACCACTAGAATCTGTACCCCAGTTAGCTTTCATGTGGCCAGCCCACCATAGGTATTTAGATTTAGAATTAATAACCTCTTTGTAATAGTTGCTAGAACCATCTGGATTTTTAGCATCGGATGCTTTAGAAACAAAAGGATATTTTTCTAAAATTGTACCAGCAATACCGCTGATTCTACCATTAGTATCAATAACAATAATGTGCATTTCATCATTTGAAGAACTGCGATCTGACGCCCACACTGTAGTCGCTGGAGTAGAGTCGAAATTAGATGAATATGTCCATGAGTTGAATGTATTAGAATCTGCAATAGAAATTTTGATAGAGTTGCCTAATGCACCGGCATATTTAGCATTAAATATAGATGAAGTATTTGAACTGTAAGATTGTTCGTAAGAAGTACGATTTTCAATCAAAACTGTGCTTGCATTAGCGTTTGCTACAGCGTTTTTTGCGGCTGCACCAACCACCCGAATAACTCTCAAGTCTTGTCCATATGACAAGAAATTAGCCGCAGTAAAGAAAGTTTCGTATGTATTCGCATCAGGTTTACCAAATCTATCAACAAGTTGAATCTCATTACTAATAGTGGTGATTTCTTTTGCAGGTCCCCAAGAAAATCCACCAACAATAGCTCCAACAGTAGTAGCTACTGAAGGGACAACTGTTGTCAAATCTACTTCGGATACTTGAACACCAGGTGATAATTGAAAAGCCATTTATGTTCTCCTTTTATTTATTTTATAGAACTAGTTTCATTATTCTATTTATGTTTTTATAAACTTGACGTTAGGTAGCCACGGTCTTTAACAGAAGACCATAAATCTTGTCCATCAAATTCTTTTTGTTCTTCCAAACCATCATCAAGCATTCCAACTGGAAGCATTTCATCTTCAAGTTGAAGATTTCTTTCATCCAACAATCTCTGTCTAACATCAGAGTCTGTAATTTCTCTGAAGTAACTTTGTGCAGTTAACCAAGAAAAAAGCACCAAAGTCATAACAATATCGTCATTGTTACCTTCTTCAGCTTCGTAGGAGTCTTTATTTCGTACAAATGTATTTAGTTCTGCAATGGTGTCAAAATCATTAGTAATTAATTTATCAGTTTCAATTAAAGTTTTTAAGTTTGCACAACCAATCTTTTTTACAGTTTTTGAAGTTTTTACTCCATAAGCTGCACCTTTTTTAAAGCCTGAAGCGATATGTTGACCTTTAATTTCATGACTTTCGATACGAAAAATGTTCTCATATTCCAAATCATAATGTAAAATGTCTACAACTTGTTGACCAACACTATTAGTTTCTACTAAAACGTATGCTCGATTATATCGCATTGCAATATTATAAACATATGTTGGAAAAATCAATGGAGATAATTTATTATCCCTAAACTTAGCTACATGTCTATATGGAATCTCGGTAACATCAAATACAGAAACCACAGAATAGTCTCTGTTTACACCTTCAGCACAATCAACTACAGAAACATATGTGTGACCAGTTTTTGGTTCTTCATAAATGTCATGATTTTCGTGTGAGCTTTGTGGGGAAAAGAAAGTCAACATCTTCAATTTAGCACCAGGAATCAATGTAGCGGATGAGCCAATAAATTCTGTTTCAAATTCTTGCCTAAATTGTTCTTCACTTGTGTTTCTAATTGTCTCTTCTCTCCAATCGGCATCTCTACCTGGAACCATAGACCAATGTACTTCTAATGGAATATAAGTTGAACGTTTCTCAACTGCATCAGTCCACATACGATAGAATTGATTCAGTCCATGTGGTGTTGAAACAATAATAACCTTTGTTGTTTTACCAGATGAAATAACCGGATATGTAGAAGTAAAGAACTCTTCTGCCATATTATGTGGAACGAATGCAAACTCATCCAAAAAGATTAAGTTGTATGATCCACCACGAACACCACTTGCGCTAGTAGCATATGCTGAAATTTCAGAACCATTTTCTAGTACAATATTACCTTTGTTCCACTCCATGATGCCCTGTTGCATCCACAAAGGAAGATATTCGTAAGCATACTTAATCCGACCAAGAATATCACGTGCCAAATCGCCTTTGTTGGCTAGAATAGCAATCTTATAATCATCTTGGAATAATATGGACCAAAGCATATATCCTGCTGTTGTGGTTGTTTTACCAACCTGCCGCGGCATTTTTGCAATAGTAAATCTATTTACATGAAAACTTTTAACCATTTCTTCTTGAAATGGCCACATATTAAAAGGAACAAGACCGTGATCTACGTTCACAATTTTCATGTAATTTTTAATAAAATATACTGGATCTTTAATGCACTTTGTAATTTCAATTAACTGTTCATGTGTGTATTCAATTTCAATACCACCACGTTTGAGTTTTGAGTTACCTTGATATCCACCTAATTCCATATTACTTAATAATGCTTCTTAACATCCATGCTTGTTTTTGATGGTTACCTAATAAGTCTTGTAGAAAATTTGACACCCCAGGTTCTTGTGCATTTTCCGCTGCTTGAATGCCTGCTCTCAAATGATAAATGAATCTATCATTATCTGCTTTCAATTCTGTCATCATGCTTAGTGCATCTGGAATATTGGTTGATTCTTGAATGTCTGCAAGCTCTAACATTCTAGCTAACGATCCTGGTGAATATGAACCAAGATAACGAATATGTTCTGAAATAGTATCAGTTTGTGCAAATACAGCAGTATAAAAATTATTTAAGAAATCGTGATACTGTGGAAAATTTGAACCCTCAATGTTCCAGTGATATCCATGAGACTTAAAATACAGTGCAAAATTTGTACCAAGAATAACTTTTAGTTGTTGAATGAGTGTATCCATTATTGGATTCCTTTGATTTGTTTAATTAATTCTGCTGTTGATCCTACAAATACTGCTTTATCAACATTAACTGTTGTTTGTGATGTTTGCGGAGACAATTCTTTACGCATTTTTTGTAGGGAAAGTAAATCTCGGTTTAAATCACCAAGTTGTTTAATCATATTAGATGCAACTTCATATGCTCTTGGATGATCTGTGGCTGATGCAACTTGAAGTATATTATCAACCGCTGTATTTCCTTTTTCTACCAAATCTCTAATATTTTTTCTAGCAAAAGCAAAATCAGATTCAACCCCCTCATCCACAATAGGCACAAGCGCAGGTGTTACATTTATTGCAGGCGCAATATCAAAAATATCCGATAATTTTTGGTCACTATTTTTCATATTGTTTTTGGAAACTCTTTTCTTGTTGTTGTATAACCAAAATCACTATTGGGTAATTTACCATAAGGATTTGTTGTAATAACTACAGAAACTGTTTTTAATGGATTAACATCTACTGTATTTATGATTGCTCTAGAGTGAGAATAATCACCAATAATTTCATCACCCTCATCCAATAAATCTGATACATTTGTAACTACTAATGATCCTGTTGTATTATTTGCATAATAAACAATTGTTCCAGTTTTGCCTGTAGTAATTTCTCGATAAGTTTCGTTTGTTGTAAACACCCCAGAACTGTTTGCTTTATCAACATACACTTGTTGACTTTGTGTATTTCTACTATCAATATAAAAATTGGTGTTAGCTTGATTAATTATTTTGGCATCCGTTTTTACAGCAGGAAAAATATAACCTTTAGCTGTAAATGAAAGATTCCATATGATCAATCTTGTTGTAGTCATATCACTCTCATAATCAATTTCAGAAGAAACTGAATTTAAAATAATAGGCATATCATATTTTCTACCCATCGCTTCATTTAGATTCACAGTGACTGTAAAATCTGGGGTAAAAAATGGAAGAATTTGTTCAAGAATTTGAGTACCATCTTCAATGTTTCTGACATAAATTGCCATGTCAAAATCAAAATCGTATGGAACTGGATTGTATTGTCCAGCAATGGAACCATTGTTTTGAATGGCTGTATTTCTGGACATAGTATTTAATTTTCTATTAACGTCATACGATAAACTAGATAAGTCAAATCCAATACGCGGAACCACAGTAGCAATAGATTTTGTCAAATTTGGATCAGTAGTAATGCGAGTTAAATATTTTTCTTTTGGTCCATAGGACAATGGAACACGAATTCTTTCATACTCTGTAGTTTGTGCTTTATTATAACGAATAATTTCAATATCATTAAACACACTACCAAATGCAACAATAACTTTTCTTATTGTTCGGTTGTAAAAGTGATCGTTATTTAACATCAGGCTTCACCAAATGGATTATGTTCTGTAAAATCAATAATGTCTTTACCCTCATTCTCTAATCTTGTGTTATCTGCAAGTTCTTCAAACATAGTATTGCCCACTTGAGTCCAAGTATCTTCTTGAATAATTGGTCGTGAAGCACCGCTTGTAGCACCAATCACATTGTTTCCATTAGCAAATGTTCCTTGAAGTTGAATAACCATAATTTCAGAATGTGGTGAATAAGAATACACCACAGCTTGCGCTGTTGATGTTGCCAATGATGTTCCTTGGTACACACTTTCTGTTGGCAAGAATGAACCTGAACCAGTGTTTGCAAGTATCAATTTAGTGCGTTTATATGAATCAAATATCTGACCATCAATCTCTTCAATACCGGTAGAAATAATTTCTTCAGAGAAGACAAATTGTTTCATACGCAAAGCGTAAACATAAACGTTGCCGCCACGACCACGACCAAGTGTATAGAACATTGCTTGATTGTTTTCATGTTCAACAAATGTAATTTCAAAAAAGTTCTGTAACAATGGAATGTAAACCAAGTCACCTTCATTAGGTCTAATTTGGTTTACTGTTGCCGCAAATCTACGGCGAGATACTAATAAAGTAACTTCATCTCGAATTTCAAGACCAAACTTAGAGATAAAATCGCCTTCACCATCCATACCTGTAACGTTTTCTAGATACATTTCTATAGGTAATGCTTGACGATATTGTTTCAATGTATCTTCACCATAAATATAATCTACACTATCTCCAGTCATGCGAGGAAGATAGAATACATCCATACCATGAATTTGCATAGCTTCTATCACCAAATCTTCAACCAGTAATTGCTCACTGGTAATTTGATGTTGTGGAAAATTATTGAAATAAAAGTTGGTAGAAATTTTATGCTCCAATTATCCAGTAAAAATCTCACTTGGCAAACTATTGGAGCTGAACATTTCTTCTTCTAGTTTATCAATCTCAGTTTGTGCTTCTTGCATAATACGTGGACCATCTAATGTTACACCACCGGGCATTTGAATGCCTGCAAACTTAGATAAATTTGTTCCCCATTGATATTTAATTTTAGCAGTTGCATACGATTTTAAGAATTTATCATCCCATACATCAGATTCACCAGCTTTAAACGCAGTCACATTTGTTTGTATTGTGCTAAATGTTGAATCCACAACTAATTGTGTGTCACTGATAATAGATACAATACGTTTAGATTCGCTACCAAAAGTCATATCATCGCCAATAGTAACATCTCTGGAGAATACTGTTCCTGTACCAGTAACAAGGTTAGTGGTATTTGAAGTTGTAACTGTTCCAGAAATTGTAAATATGTCTGGACTAACTTTACGGTAACAATCAAGTATAACATACTCACCCACTTGCAAATCGGAACTCCAATTAATGTCTAGGAATACTTTATTTTGTTTGCGATTAAATCTAAATTGAGGTGTACCAGAGAATAACAGATTCAATGTCTGGATGTGTTGCATGGTAATCTCATATGAGACATAAGAAACTGATGTAAAATCATACAAATCATGTAAACGCAATTGATAACGTAAGTCAAACATATTGACTGATGATGAAGAAGAGTCGAAAGGCATAACACCAGTCACAAATAATACGGCATCCGGGCAATAAATCCACTTTCTGTCAATATCAACTTGTGTCATTTGATGTTTCATAAACATTTTTTCACAACCATCAAAATGGTAATCGTGAAAAAATGATAAAGCATCATCAATACGATCTTCAACTTGGTCATCATCAACATTAATTTGAATAACTGGATGACCTAATCTACGTAAACAGTAGTCTTTAAATTCGGTTCTTGTTGTAGGTTTAGCCATGTGTAATATACCTATAGTTTATTACCTATTTATAAAGATAAAAAATAACCCCACCAAAGTGAGGTTATTAATAGAGTCTAATACTTTTAACGAGGTCCTATTACAATACCGCTTCTGAAGGTTGCGCTTGCAATTGTGGTTGTCCTTGACGAATAATCTCATCAATGATAGCACGGCTTACTTTATGTGGAAGTTCTTCTAAACCTGCAATAATTGCATTTACTTGGGATGCTTTAAGTTCCAAAGTTACTGTTGGTTCTTGTTGTTCATTCATTTCAATTCTCCTTATGTATAAATGATAATTAGTTATTTAGTTAAGAGGATGGAGTATACCAAACCAATTTTATTTTAATAAATTTTATTTGTGAATAAGGGGCTCAAAACTTTCAAAAAGACTGTAATCGTTTACAGTGCCAGCAGGAATCATAGCAGGATCAATAATTTCGGAATTATCATCTCGCAATGCATGAATACATGCACATATTGTATTGTCTTCCAATGCTTCTAGCTCATGTTCTATACCTTTTGATATCCAAATTAAATCTGGAGCTTTGTAGATTGTTTCTTGTCCTTTTGTTCGAACAACAACAGACCCTGATGCTACAAGAGTTGCATGGTCATATTGATGTGAATGGCCTATATTTTTATCGCCTTTTTTATGAAATGACATAAGCCGAGTATATACACTCCCTGTCATTATAATTTTGCTTTCAGGAGTATTTGTCATGTTGTTGGTCCAGTGTAAACTTCTATACGAGTAGGATTAATATTAAGAATTTGTGATGCGCGGCCTGATGCCAAAAGACCTGCCGTTTCTAATGCTTGAACACCATTACGTGTGTCTTGGTTCTTTAAATCGATATAACTTGCGGCATCTAAATCTTTTTGCATCGTTCTAAGCAACGCGGCTTGTTGACGTTGTTGTAATGTTCCTTCTGGATTATCCAAACAACCTAGTTCCACCGCTACTTTTTCAGAAGATGTAAACCGGTTGCGGAACGCAAGTCGTGTAATTTTCCAATTTATCGGCTCTGGAGGTAACGCAGGAGGTGGAGGGTCCGGCTCAAATGCATGGCCGTCATATGACCAAAGTGGACCAGGTTGTGGAGTTACGTCTGTAATATCGATGACGTATTGCCAATCTGTTAAAATAGTATCAGCCCATTCCTGGTCAGCTACGGCTATGTTTTCGACAATATTGTTTTTAATTAATGCAAATATCATTTTATTTCCTTATTCAAACCACCAAACACGGCAGAATCCTGTGCCACCGGCGGTGCCTGCGGTGATGCCCCCGCCGCCGCCGCCGCCGGTATTTGCGTCTCCGGCGCTGCCGCTGTAGCCGACACCATTGCCACCACCAGAAGAACCCACTCCAGTGTAACCACCGCCGCCGCCACAAAATCCCATAATTCCCACAGTACCGCCGGTATGACCACCAAGCCAATATCCAGTCGTTGGATGAGGAGAATTTCCTGCGCTTCCAATAGTTCCTTTACCCTGGCCGGAAGTTGCCCACGTGTAAGCCGTTCCGCCCATACCGCCGCCGCCGCCGCTGGTGGAGCCACCCGGTGAGCCCCAAGCGCCGCCGCCGCAGCCACCTGTTCGGCCGTTCAAACTACCACCGGTGTAGTATGCCCCACCACCACCACCACCAACAACAGATAAAGATCCAATAGATGTGGTACCACCATCACTACCAGAGTAATTACTACCGGCAGCACCGGCAGCGCCGATGGTCACTGTTTGTGCTGTAGTCGCGGTAAAGGGACTCATTTTTAAACCTCCACCACCGCCACCGCCACCGGTGGAGTTTCCGTATTTGCCCGTATTAGTTCCTCCGCCGCCACCGCCGCCACCTCCAACAACCATTACCCAAACTTGACCGCCGTTGGTAACTAGAGTTGCAGAAGGAGTAAATGTTCCTCCTGAGGTGAATTCTTGATATTTTAATTTACCGCCACCCCCACCTGCGGCGGCAATAAATGTAGATAAGCTACTCATTGAAATGGTCCTTTCTTGACCTTGTTTAAAAGTTCGGTTGTAGTAAGATTCTGTGTTACAACCCAACCAGATGATGTATTAGTATATATCAAAGCAAAAATAGAATTTGGTGCATCACATGTCATATTTTCATCTATTCCCATAATTGGTTTTCCATTACGATGAATAATTAATGGATGATAAATCCAACTACCAAAATAATCACTAACAATAATTTTAAATCCATCTCTTGGATTTGGTGGTAAAACCAACATACCTTTTTGCATGTTGGTATCAACATAGTAACTTTGTTCATGCTCTACATACTCATAAGCATATTCATCACCGGAGTTAACATAAAATTTATTTTCGTCCCGATAAACAAGCCATGGTTGATTTTTTGAAGCATATTGGAGTGTTTTTTCGAGAGTTTGAACTTCAAAATCATCCGGTGTAATAATCATAATAAACCTTCTTTAAAATTTTTTAAATTTAAATTAACCCGCAGTCACAGACCAACGAGCGGTAGTACCATCATTGTAGTTACACACAAGCGTAAAACCACCAACATTGATGGCACAAGTCATTGTGCTGGCATCACCCATAATTTGAGTTGAACCGTTCATGTACACATAAAATGGATTTGTCGCTGACCATGTATTTAGCAAGTTTAAAATTCGGATTGTGTCACCAGCAACCGTGTTTGCAACAGTTGGAAGATACATACCAACTGCACCACCGCCCGTGTAGATACTGTAAATGTAGCCGGCGGTCATAGTGCCACCGTTAGTTTCACGGAGACATAATCCACGGTTAATGACAGCGTTATAGTTAGATGAATTTACATAATAAACCCAGCTTCCAAAAGTACCGGAAGTAACATTTCGTGTTGCTAATCTATTGGCGTTATCTTCCCAACCCCAAGCAACTTGGATTCCCCAATAGTTAGATGCGTTAGTATGTCGAAAGTTTTGTTGAATCCACCACGAACCTCCAGGTCCGTTTGTACCGTTAGCGCCTAAATCGCCATTATATGCTGTTGTACCTGCCGGTGTAGCTTGGAAGTCTGCATTCCAAGAGCCGGTACTACCCTTTTGAGTTATGAAGTTACTGCTGTTTAAAGATGTTGCACTGGTAGCTGTTGTTGCTGAACCTGCACTACCTGTAACGTTGATACCCCAAGTGCCAGATGCTCCAGAACCTGTCAATGATGGACTGTAGCTGGTATAGTTGTTAGAATTGAGTAGGGTATAAAAATTTGTGCCATCGGACGATATGGTTCCGTCATATCGAAACTGACGATACGTGCCTGCGCTAGATCCAACTTGCGTTGTCCCACCATCAGCCTTAATAAGGCCACTAAAAGTACCTGTAGTTGCCGATACTGTACCGCCAGACACGTTGGTAGCTGTTGTTGCTGAACCTGCACTACCTGTAACGTTGATACCCCAAGTGCCAGATGCTCCAGAACCTGTTGTCCCAGCTTTGGTTAATAAACCAGCACCAACGTTTGCCTGATATGCAGAAGTGGTACTGATAAGTCCTGCACCAACGTTAGCCTGATATGCTGATGTTAAAGTAGAACTTAATGAGATTAGACCTGCACCAGAGTTGGCCTGATATGCACTTGTTGTGGCAATAAGTCCAGCACCAACGTTAGCTTGTCCTGTTGTAACTGCGGTATTAGCGGCAGTATAAGCAAGGTTAGCCTGACCAAATGCAGAAGCGGCCACACCACTTCCAGAATTGGCTGTGTTATATGCTAAGTTAGCCTGACCAAAAGCTGATGTGGCAATACCAACACCAGAGTTTGCGGCAGTATAAGCAAGGTTAGCTTGACCAAATGCAGAAGCGGCTACACCACTTCCAGAATTGGCTGTAGTATAAGCCAAGTTAGCTTGTGCAAAACCACTATTAGCAACACCAAGTGGATCCATTCCGCGAACACTGATAACATCAGTCTTTACGTTTGCAAAAATAGTAGCAATTCTGAATGTTGCATTTGAAGTATCAATGTTGACTGCGGCATCAGGTTCTGGTTGGTAGTTATCAAAGAACTTCCAAATACCATCCGATGCATCTCTGAATATACCTGTATGTCTGTAAGAAGTATCAAAATAATTTGATACAATACCTACGTCAATATTTGATGTGTAATCTTCATCATTAAGATAAATCATATTATCTTTAACAACGAGATTATTTGCAGAAACTGTAGTTGTATTTCCAATAATTGTTAGGTTACCGGAAATAGTTAAGTTGCCAGAAATTGTTCCACCAGTCAAGGCTAGTTTTGTATTGGCGGTATCAAAAGCTGTGTTAGCTTGAATGTATGCTAAGTTAGCTTGTTGAAATGCGGAGTCTGCACGACCTTGTAATGCAATTCTAGCTGAGCCTACGTTAGCTTGGTAAGCATTTGTTGTGGAAATTACCGCATCACCAACGTTTGCTTGACGGTTAGTAATCTCACTATTCAATCCGATGTTAACTGCACCAGTATTAGCTTGAGCAGATAATTGGTCAGCAATACGACCAGCACCTACGTTAGCTTGGTAAGCATTGGTGGTAGAAATTACTGCATCACCAACGTTAGCTTGACGAGTACTAATCTCAGAGTTTAATGAAATATTGACCGCACCAACGTTAGCTTGATATGCAGAAGTAACTGCAATAACCGCGGACCCAACGTTTGCTTGTCCTGATGTAACTGCGGTATTAGCCGCACTATAAGCTAAGTTAGCTTGGCCAAATGCTGATGTTGATGAACTAGTCAGTACGTTAATACTTGCACTTACAATTGATGGTGCGTAAATAGTATTTGCAAATGTAACGGATTGTGTATCATTAACCGTAATAGCGGCTACACCTTTAGATTGTATCTCTAGTGTACCGTTATTTCCAGATATTGTTTTTAGACCTGCACGACCTGAAACACTGCCGTCATCAGCATTGATGATAGAACTCATTTAAATTTCCTCTGTTATTGGCTATTTATTGTCGTAATAATACTAATTCTTTTAATTCTTCAATTTTTATGTGTTGTTAATGTTAAAACATTGCAATAAAATTATCTAAAGAATACACAATGTCTTTTGCGTAAAAGTAATCTTGCGATGTTCCTGTAAACGCCAAGTTGCTGTTGTTGCCACCGTTGACAGTGTTGGCCCCAATTGCGTTGCTATTCCCTTTTTTAAAATATACGCGCTGTCCGGGGATGGTGGTGTACATACGCACTACGTTACTCACTGCACCTGTATAAGTAAAATTGTTGACGGTTACTGTTGACCCTGACGTAAAAATTAAATATGGATAAACAGATGCATTAGAAATTGTTTTAAAAGAAGGGTTGCCAGAAAAAGTTATAGCATTGGCAGTGGTTCCTCCGGTAATTGACAAAGTGCCAAAAGCAACATTTGTGACATCAAAACTTCTAGTTACAGCCCCCGCCAAAATAATGGTGGATGATAATCCGCTAAATGTTAAATTTGTTCCAGAAAATGCAGCGCTGTAACTACACGTTAATGTGCTTGTTCCCAAGGTAATACTTCTGGAAAGATTTCCGCCGCTTACAAGACTTTGAAGACTCACGTTGTAATTTTGTGTTGTGTAACTTCCACTAGTAACATTTATAGAGCTTGTTGTAGTTAAAGCATCACCATGTTGAAAAATACATGATAAATTGTTAACTATAATACCGCAAACAAGGGATTTTCCCCCTGTTGTAAAAGTTTGTGTAGATGAGCCTGAAAATGTAAGTGTAAAATTAAAAGTAAATGTTATACCAGACCCAGAAATATTTACATCCCCAAAAATTGTAGCACCAGCGGTACTTGATATTGTTAATGCTGTTGTACGAGCAGAAGCGTTAATAGAACCAACATTGTATGCAACAGAAAACGCAACAGAGGTGGCTGCTCCGGTGTTATCAAAAACCGCAGTATCTTGAGCAAGCGGAAAATTATTTGCCGCTGGTGTTCCACCGCTGGTGGTTGCCCATCCTGTTGCGTTCCAATTTTGAGCGCCCGTAAGGTTCCAATATTTGTTTACGCCAGTCGCAAAAGTAATGCCACTATTTCCAGCACAATTTCCCAAACGAGTTCCAGACCACGGCGCAGATGCTCCCGCCGCCGCAATGTCACGGAAGTCAATATCAGACAATCCGGTTACAGTAGCAGCGGTAATAGTTCTTTGAATTCCGGGGGTATCGCTAACTACGTTTAATCGTTTGAGAACCGAAGGCCCTCCTCCAAATGCCAATGTTCCAGTTACGGTTAAATTTCCATACAATCTAAAAAGGATAAGACCAGTGCCTGCGCTTGGCGCAGTATACGTCAAATTATTAAAAGTGTTTGTTCCGAAAAGTATGGCTTGTGTAAGAGCCGTAGGACAAATTACATTGTACCAAGTAATATTTTGCCCAAGTATGCCAAAAGATACCGAAGCATTGTTGCATGTGATAGTAGATGTACCTGCGCTAACAGTCATTATTAATGGGCTAGCGCTGCTGCTGCTAATTCCTCCGCTTGCTAATGTTAGTGCGCTTGAACCAAGTGTTAAAGCAAAAGGTAATCCTGTCTGACCAATTGTAATACCAGATGTAAATGTTATTGATCTGGAATTTGTATCTAAACCACCAGAATTCCATACCATAGTGGTAACTGTTAAATTGTCTACCAATCTTAAAGAAACGCCATAATTGCCAATGTAAATTACTTGCAGTGAGTTTGCTGCGCTAGTCAAATTTTGTGTGACTCTCCCCGCAAAATGTGGCTGAAAACTACTCATTGTCATTGATGCAGTTGCAGTTAAATCGCCATAAATAAATGGCTGTGAACCAGTCAACGTAAATGCGTTTGTTTTTGTGGATGTTAAAGTTTTAAGGTTGTATGAAGAAAAACCAGTAATCGAAGCGCCTGAATTAAGACCTGTGTCATTAATAATTGCCGTATCTTGAGCCAGCGGAAAATTATCAGCGCTAACTGCTCCACCAGAAGAAGCCGCCCAAAATGTCCCTGACCAAGCGCCACCAGTTAAACTATTCCAGTAAACTGTTTTAGCAGCAGGAAAAGTAATGTTTGTATTGCCTCCGCAATCGCCCAAACGAGTGCCTGACCACGGTGCGGATGTCCCCGCTACAACAATGTCACGAAAATCAACATCGGTTAACGTTGCAACAGCATTAGCTGTAATTGTGCGAGAAGTGCCAATAACAGATGAGCGAATCATAAATCGGCGCACAGATAATTGACCCGCAATAGTTAATGTCCCATTTACAGTTAAATTGCCGTATAAAACAATTGAGTTAACAGTAGCTGTTGATGCGGTTGCAAATGTTAAATTATTAAATGTGTTTGTACCGTAAAAATTGGATAATCCAGCGGAAGTATATGTGACGTTATAAAACGTGCCTCCAATAAAATTGGCTGAAAATCCCATACCAGTGGATGACAATGTAATATTAGATGTGCCGCCATTTACTATTAATGGTCCGTTAGGAGCAAAACTAGTGATGTTTACTGTTGATGCGCCAAGATTTAAAATTCCGGCAGTTGTTGCGCCACTAGAAGTGGAAATACTAAAAGCTGTTAAAGTTTGACCGTTTGTATTAAATGTTCCAGCATTGACGTTAATGGCATATCCTGAATTGTTAAAAGCGTCTTGCAGAGTGTAAGTGCCTGTTCCAGCAAATGTAATACTAGAAACCAATGCTATGCCGTTAGTTGTAATGGTGTGATTTCCTGTGCCATAAAATTGAATTGCACCACTATAAGTGAGGGTTAAACCAGTTGCCGGGAATGTTAAACCGCCATAAATATATATATCATCGAAGCCATCAAGAGTGATGTTGCCAGAAGCGGGGCCAGCAACAGTAATATTGCGACAAACCGCAAGCGCACCAACCGTGACTGTGTATGCTGTTGCATTTGAGGTAGCGTCAAAAATAACATCATCTTCTGCGGAAGGCGCACGCGTTGAGAGCACTGTACGCCCAAGATCGGTGTACCAATTCCCAGTGGTAAATCCTGCCCAAGTTCCTGTGCCGCCGCCCCAATAAAGCGTTGCCATTACTGCACCTTTTGGTATTTCACGCCATCAATTTCCACAAACTCAGGTTCTGGCTCTGGCTCTGGCTGCGGCGGGTTGCTTACATACGCAACCCAATTGTCAACGCGCTGTTGCATCATTGCTTCAATGTCAGCATCAGATAAACCGTGGTCATCTGGCAGGGTAATGGCATCACGGTACACACCGTATTGGGTATCACGTTCAAAATCAAATTTAATCATTTTTATGCCTGTGTTGTTAGTGCAATAACATCCCACCGAGTGTTGGCTGCATTGTAAATACACCCAACATACGTCATTTTATTGGGAGTTGTTACAGTAGGCAATGTGGCAGACATTGCTGTAAATGTTGCGTTCCAAGAAAGCGTTTGAGAAGTTCCGTTATCTAAGATGCGGAAAATCAATTTGTCGCCATTTAATGGCGTTCCAATGGGTGCGTTGATTGTCAATGTAGCCGCTTGTGCTGTCCATGCGTAAATGTCATATGCGCTAATGTCGGGAGTGACGGCAGAAGCGGAAGATGTTGTGCTTAATACCCGTGGGTCAATTCGTTTATTAGTTAATGTTTGAGCCGCAGAAGCCGTAGCAATTAAACCAGCACCAACGTTAGCTTGGTAAGCAGAAGTTAAACTGGAACTTAATGAGATTAGACCGGCACCAGAGTTAGCTTGATATGCACTTGTCGTAGTAATAAGTCCAGCACCAACGTTAGCTTGACCAGTAGTGACTGCGGTATTAGACGCAGTATAAGCCAGATTAGCTTGACCAAATGCACTATTAGCAGTACCGAGAGGATCCATTCCACGTACAGTTAGTATACCCGCAACAGAAACATCTGTCGAAAATGTTTGCGCTCCAGTTTGTGTAATTTGACCTAGTGTGCCGTCAAAGATAATACTCATGCTTGCTCCAGTGCCGTGAGGCGGGTTGTGAGTGATTCGATAAGGGCTTGTTGTTCTTGAATGGCGGCTGTTAATGTAGCCACCAAGAAGCTGGTGTCGATGCCTTGGTACTGTGGCTTGCCTTCAGCATCCACTGCATCTTTTTCGCCACTTACGCATTCAGGCACAACAGTTTGAAGTTCGTGAGCAATGAACCCCTGAGAAAATTCGCCAGTGGATTTCCATTTGTAGGTAACAGGCTTAAGCGCAGCGACCTTGGAAAGCGCATTGTTCATTGGTGCAATATCATCCTTCAACCTGTAATCTGATGATGTGTTGTAAGCTGTTGCACTTGCGGTAACAGAAATGCTACCAACAAGAGCTGTGTTTCTATACCAAGACGCAACGTTTCCATCAGAACCCAAACGACTTCCAGCAAAAGCCGTGTCCCCCGAGCAAGTAGCCAAAAATCTCCCACTTGGAGTGGTCTGAGCGCCAGTGGCTGTAGAAAAACCTGCCGAATTCGTAGTCCCCACCAGCAAATTCCCACTGGAGTCTATACGGGCACGTTCTGCACCACTTGAACCCAATCCGCCTTGTGCAAAAATAATTGGAACACCGCCACCTGAATATGTTGTACCCAAATACACCGCAGAATTATCTGACGTAATATACCCACGAGTACCATTCGCCCCGTTGTGAAAAGTCACTATATCTGGCGTTGATCCATATACTGTAAATTTGTAAGCATCGCCTGTGTTTCCAACACCAAAATTACCGCTTGGAAAAAGCGTCATTCGTTGCGTTGCGTTAACAAAGAAAACGGTAGGGTATGCGCCGTCATTCCAAAGTACTCGCGAATAAGCTGGAGCACCAAAGTTACTGCCTGCTGAATTCTCTATTGCAAACTGGAAAGAGCCGCCTGTGTTATTGACTTGTAATTTAACGTAGTTTGTACCTGTGCTTGACGATACGTTAACTACGCCTAATGCTGCGGTTACATCAAGTCTGTTGGATGGAACAGTCCCAATACCTACGTTACCGGAGGAGTCGATACGCATCCGTTCTGCTGCGTTAGTATAAAATGCCATGAAATTTGCGCCTACTTTTGTAAAACGCATTTCAGTCGCAGAAGAAAAGACTTGTCCTTGTACTGTTCCAGCAGCAGAAAAATCTAATAAACCTCCAGTGGTATTATTAAGTGCAATCGATGAAAATCCACCATAAGTAGTTGGCGAACTTGTCCCAATGCCCACGTTGCCATTGGAATCAATACATAAATACTCAGTGCCGTTGGCGTACAATTTTGTTCTATATGGATCACCGCCAGTTCCAGCACCACCCATGCCAATGCCATATTTGTTAGCACCGCCTGCCCCTTCATATACAGCAAAATCACGCCCAATGTTTGCACCAAATGAAAGTCTTGATGATGGTGAACTTGTCCCAATACCTACGTTACCGGAGGAGTCAATTGTTACAGCAGGGGTTGTAAACGTAGAACCGCCACCCGCAGTAGATGGTGTAATTGTGAAGGCACCACTAACTAATCTATTTGAAGCAAGTCGCCAATTAGTTACAGCATTGCTCGTCAGAAATTGAATATCACCTTCCCAATTGTTGGATGGTGAGCCGCCAAGCGTAAGAATAGAAGCGTTAGAACTTTTATTAATTCTTGCATTGCCTCCGCTAACAGTAAAATCCGTCCCATCAAACGTCAGCGCAGACCCCGTAGTCAATACTTTGCTACCGTTGAGATACGCTACTCCGTTAGCTGTACCGGCACTATGAGTAACTGAACCACTTACTGTTAAACCACCAACCAGAGATAAGTTTTGACTAGAATCCACCGTTAACGCAGTAACGTTATTACCTGTTTGAAACGCTAATGCACCAGAAGTATCACTACTTAATTTGAAACCTGCGGTGCCTGTAAATGAACCGTTATCGGCGGAGATTATATTGCTCATAGATTTTTATTTATTCTATATTAATTTACATCGGCAATGGTTCAGCAATAGTTACAGGAGTAGCTAATCGAACATCACGTTCAACTGCCAAGTGCATATAAAGGCTATGAAGAATTGCATATACTTCGCTATACGTAGTTGTTCTTATGACTTCACCAGTTTCTGGATTTAGTAAATCGAATTCGGTGTTTGCATTTTCATCATTAAATTTTTCAGAAACTTCACCAACTCGTTTAGTTAATACATCACCATCATCCGTGACAATTGCTTTTTCTTCTTGAAAATGAATAGTCTTGGGTTGATTAATTAAATTGTTAATAATAATGCTGTATGCACGAACCCATGATTCGCCTACAACTGAAGTTTGTTTATAATTTGACATCAATATCTCCTAATATTTTACGCATCATATGATGCTGTCGGTACAGTATATGTTGAAGCAGTGTATCTGGCATAATTTGAAAACCGAATTTCATCCAAATAGCCAGTAAAGAATTCACTACCTGAGTTGCCAACATAAAAACCACTCATTGGCATAGCAACACTTGCACATGTTGTTGTGCCGACTTGACTACCATTATAGTACAAATACAAATTTGTTCCTGATTTTACGAAAGCACAATGAATCCATGTGTTAGTTGGTAATGAAGCAAGATTATATGTAATTGACCTAAATGTGTTACTTGGTGGTTCAAAATAATAAGCATGTAAACCGGTAGCATAAAAACGAATTGAAGAATCATATGAACCTGCAAATCCGCTAATGAAACGCATAACACTTGATCCACCGTTTTGATAGTAAACGAACATCTCGATAGTCCAATCACCGCTATAAGATGTCAAATTGGTATTTGATGGATTATTTGTTAATGCAAAACTCGTGGCAGTAGTATTTGTATAAAGAGATGCGCTACCAAACTTACTCTGTGCAGTTGAAATAGTTGCAGTACCAATAGAAGTAAGAGCGAAAGTATTTGTAATATCACTTACAGAAGTTGAGTTATTTGCACCATCACATTTAATTAAACATACGTAACCACTATCTTTAACTCTGCCACGGGTTTCACTAGCACTAACAGGTGTGCCAGCAAAAGTTGATCTCAATTGAGCAACATGTGCGGTAAAAGTTGCCTGTGAAGATGATACTCTATTAAGGTTTGAATTAACATCAGCCAAACTAACATTTGTGTTTGTAATTGTCAAATTACTCTCCCTTCAACAATTTAATTTCTGCACGTAGTTCCTTGATAGCTTCAATCAACAGGGGTACTATGCGTTCATATTGAACTGTTTTATAGTCTTCTCCAGACTTACTGTTTCCATTTTCATCCAAGTCAAATGGTGCCGCTTTGACAATTTCCGGTAAAACAGTCTCGACATCTTGAGCCAAGACACCAACTTGAACTTCATCTCCAGTATACCCATACAACTTGGCAATATCATTATTAGTATAATAAACTCCTGATAGTGCATCAACTTTATCTAAGGCATTCTTAATCTTACCACGGACAGTCTTCAGTCGTTTATCGGAGTAATATGCAGTCATGTTACCTGTAGAATAAATTCCTCCAAAACCAGGGTCTGCGCTTGTACCAACAGACATTCCTCCACTAAGAGTAATACGAGCGGCTTCAGTATTACCGACATTAAAAATGTAACCACCACTGAATGCTCCGCTTGAAGCAAAAGTTACATATCTACTTGTTGAATTAGCAGAAATATAGAGACCTTGGGGTGTAGAAGTTCCAATATATAGACCCGCAACATCATTTGCGGCTACAAAAGTGCCTGTTGCACTTCCAATGGAACCCGTAGTGCCAACCATAAATTTGCCAAGGTAGTCAATACGTGCCCGTTCAACTACGTTGCCACTGGTAGTTCGGGTTTGGAATACCAATTCTCCCGCAGGGCCAGTACCGTTTGTAACAAGTCCTTTAATACCTGCATGAACACCAAATGTAGAACCAAATAAAATTTGGCCACCGTTTCCACTTAATCCTCCACTGTCTCGTAAATATATAGTGGCTCCTGTAGCATCACCGTTTGTGTAGTTTGCTGATGTTGTTCCAGCGCCATAAACTGTAAGGCGAGCATCTATGCCTGCTCCAGTTCCGACCAAAATGTTACCAGAAGCATCAATCACCATTCGAGATACTGAATTCGTTGAAAAATTTTGAGTTCCAGTACCTTGGGCGGTAATAGTTACGTTTTTATTAGATGAACTTACAAAGTTCATATCGGTACTGGTTCCTTGAATATATCCAGAAGCTACACCATTTGAATACATCCAAATAAGTGAATCAGTTGATCCGTTAAGTGTCAAACTTGTGCGGCCTGTACCAAGGTTTACTGGCGAACTTGTACCAATACCAAAATTACCATTAGCATCAAGAAGCATACGAACAGTAGACGCTGAACCATCGTACACATACCAACTGTTAGCCACAGCACCAGTACCAGAGCCACCAACAGCAATCTCATACGTTTTACCAGAAGCGCCTGTGTTTCTCAATCGCAAAACCGAATAGCTTGATGCACTTGTGGATGTAATAACAGAAGTAGCGCCAGAACCAGAAATATCTAGTGGAGCCGATGGTAAACTTGTCCCAATACCCAAGTTCGTACCATCAAACGTCAGCGCAGACCCTGTGGTTACGACTTTGCTACCGTTCAGGTAGGCAACGCCGTTGGCTGTACCAACACCATGAGTAACTGAGTAACCAAAGTTGACACTACCATTAGCATCAAAAACTGCCGCAGTATTACCTGTGGCTCCAGTTTTTACAACCAAATTACCGGATGTATCTGATGCAACAACTAAACCGGTATTAACTAGTGTGCCTGAAGATATGCTACTCATAAGACAATATATCTCTGTCCAGAGGACAGTGTAAGAGTTGCGCCATTAGCAACAGTAACTGGACCAACTGATAGTCCATTTGTTCCTGTGGCGATTGTATAATTTTCTGTGACTGTAGTATTAACAACCATGATAGCATTATTATCAACAAATGCTGTAGTTCTCATTTCACCCGTACTTGGGTTATATGTCAATTTTGTTGAGGTTACTTTGAGGGAGAGATTGCCTGTGTTTGCGGTTGACCAAACAGGGAAAACGACTGCACTTGTTGTTGCATCGTTTGTGATGCTGATATTGCTGGTGTTACCTGAGTTGGTTGCAAAACCAATTGGTAATCCTGTCCATGCACCGTTTGCGGCTACTACGTCAGTTATACCAACGGTTAAGCCATTCTTAACTATAAAATTTTGATTTGACAAGTTTCATTCTCCACTTAGTCTGTTATTTTATTTATACCGCTATTTTGTTAATACTTGCCTTAACGGTAGTTATTGAGTTATTTGGTGTAAATAGTAGACTCAATGTACCTGTTGAGATTGTTGAGTCGAATACACCTAATGTAGCACCAGTCTTAATTTCACCATACTGTGTTAAGTATGCGGTTGTACCATCATGCAGAACGCTTAGTTCAATGATATGATATGCAGAACCACTAGTCATCTGGACAAAGTATTTTGCAGAACGATATGTACTTGTTGAGAATGAATCTAATGTAATTTGTGATGTGCTTGCAGTTGTAACTACTGTAGCACCTTGTGTCAATGCAGTATTGATTGTGACTGTTGTATTAGCCGCTAATGATGGTGCATACAAGCCACCAGTCATGTTATCACCAGCTTTGGATACTTTCGTGATTAATCCAGCACCAGTGTTTGCTTCCCAGTTAGCTTTAGCAGTGATTAAACCAGCACCCGTGTTAGCTTGTGCGGAGGCTTGGTCGGTAATACGACCAGCACCTACGTTTGCTTGATATGCGGATGTTAAGCTAGAGTTTAACGAAATTAATCCAGCACCAGAGTTAGCTTGGTATGCAGATGTAAGTGAAGAATTTAAACTGATTAAACCTGCACCAACGTTAGCCTGAGCCGCATTAGCTGTGGCAATTAAACCAGAACCTACGTTAACTTGATAAGCTGAAGTAACTGCAATAAGACCAGCGCCTGTATTAGCCTGTGCAGAGGCTTGGTCAACAATACGTCCTGCACCTACGTTAGCTTGATATGCAGAAGTTAAATTTGAATTCAGTGTAATTAAACCAGCACCTACGTTAGCTTGGTAAGCTGAAGTCAATGTTGAGTTTAGAGAAATTAGTCCTGCGCCTACGTTTGCTTGAGCCGCATTGGTTGTGGCAATTAAACCGGCACCTACGTTTGCTTGGTAAGCTGATGTTAAACTAGAATTTAAAGATATAAGTCCAGCACCAGAGTTAGCTTGATATGCAGAAGTGACTGCAATAAGTCCAGTACCAACGTTAGCTTGTGCAGAGGCTTGGTCAGCAATACGACCAGCACCAACGTTAGCTTGATATGCAGAAGTAACTGCAATAAGTCCAGCACCTACGTTAGCTTGACCAACAATAACAGCACTGTTAGCGGCATCATAAGCTAAGTTGGCTTGACCAAAAGCATTATTGGCTCTATCCAATGGATCCATGCCACGAACACTAATAACATCAGTAATCAAATTTGCGGTTAATGGTGCAATTCTAAATGATGAGTGTGTGGTATCAATATATGGAGATGCATCAGGTTCTGGAGAATAATTATTAAAGAATTTCCAAATATTATCACTAGCATCACGAAACAAACCTGTG